TGGTAGTAAGATTTTCAGTTTCTTGTGATTTAAGTTTTAATGTACCTTTTAATTTATCCTTTGTAATTAAATCCTTTAAGATAGACCTACTAAATTTTAAAACATATTCAATTTTCTCCGATGAATTATCTTCATATGATTGTATCCATTTCTTTTCGACTAATTTATTTAAAATCTCTTCATACTTTTCATATGTATAATGTGGAGGAATTTCGGTTATCTTTACTGTTGTAGTATTTACGATTTCCAATTCACCTTCAATTTTCCATGTCTTTGGGTTATCAGGATGTCTTTCAAATATTCCATTAAAACCTTCAATCCAAGGTGGAAGTTTTGGCATTCTCTTTTCTTGTAAAACAGAAAGACATGCATTAATTACAGTCTTAGGATTACGATTTAAAATATTTGTTGCAAAACCTACTGCTATACCAGATGAACCATTTAAAATTACAGTTGGTACAATAGGTAAAAAATATTCAGGTTCTATTTGTTGACCTTCTTCAATTTTATTTTTAAGTAATTCAAAGTCTTGGTAAATTAACCTAAAGTTAGGATGTAATTTTGCACTTATGTATCGAGGAGCTCCAGCGGATGGAGATCTTAAAGAACCAAATTGACCTATCCCATCTAATAAAGGCAATGAATTTTTAAACCTTTGTGCCATAGTTACCATTGCACCTTCTAATGAAGTATTACCATGATGATAAAAAGCATCTGCTGCAACCCTACCACCTAATTGAAAAAGCTTCATTGGTTTTTCTTTACCCGTTTTCCAAATTTTGTTTGCGACAAATACAACCTTTCTTTGTGTAGGTTTAAGTCCATCGATAACATTAGGTATTGCTCTATTTTCAACAACATATTTAGCATACTCTAAATACTCTCTATCAAAAAATTCTGTTACTGTTCTTTTCGTTTCCATTTAAAATAATGATTTGTTCGATACTTTAATATCACCTTCAGTATTCTCACCTAGGATTTTCTTTTTCCTTGGTTCTGAGTCACCACTGAACCAGATCTTTAATGTTTGTATAAAATTATTATCCTTAGTTAGAATGAAGGTTCTAGGGTCTCTAATGATCTCTTTATATTCAGCATCTTCTAATGCAGCTAAACCTTTCTTATATTCTACATTCCATTTGGATAAACTTTTTTCTTTACTTTCCCATTCTTTATACTCTTCTTCTGTGTAAAATTCTAAAGTTTTCTTTCCTTGTTTTGCAACCATAAGAGGGGTTTCAACTTTACAAACAATTCCTCGTTCAAATAATTCTGGCCAATACTTACCTAAGAAATTAATTAACAATGCTGCAATTGAATTACCATCAACATCTGCATCGGTGTAAAGTAAAATTTTGCCGTACCTAAGATCATTAGGTTCGTGGCCTATCTTTAATCCCATGGCAGCCATAAGAGATTGTACTTCTTTATTTTGTACCACCTTTGCCGCTGTCATACCACTTACATTAATAAATTTACCTCTTAGTGGAAAGGCTCCTTGTGTTTGTGGATCACGGTATCTCCTAAAGGCAGATGATGCAGAATCACCTTCAAATATTGCAAGAGTACATTTACTTCTATCTCCTCTTTTCTTTGCATCAATAAGTTTAAGTACTTTTGATTTATCTAAGTTCTTATTTAATTTTCTAAGCTTAGCTCTTTCTTCTGCTGCTTTCTTTCTCTCTATCCAATCTAGAACAGATTGAATAATTTCAGAATTTAAAACTTGCCTAATTACTTTATCACTTAAGGTATGGCTCGTTCCAAAGTCAGAAGCTGCCGTAATTAGCTTCTCTTTTGTTTGAGATGAAAATGATGGGTTAATAACCGTGCAGTTTACAAACAAGAATAAATGATTTGCTATTTCACTTGGCTTAACATCTACTCTATGCTTTCTTTTTATTGCAGTTCTTAACCAATTTACCACTTGCCAATAAACATAATTCACATGTGATCCACCGTCTTTTGTTTCAACAGAATTTACAAATGATACGGCTTGGTAACCTCGATCAGATAAACCAATTCCTATATCCCAGTGTTCAGATTTTTCAAACATTACAGTAGGTGTATATTGTAATGCATATTCTTTAAAGTTTTTATACTTTATCTTCTGTCCATTAATTGTTAAATGTAAAGTTGGAGTGGATGCAGCAATATCACAGAGTCTTTTCTTCATCATTAAAAGACTTTCGGTATCGATACCTTTCATACCAAATCTTTCGTAATCTGGTAAATATGATATCTCTGTATGCTTAACCTTTGCAGAAGTTACTTTAGGTTTTGTTCTTTCAGACATGTTATCAGTAAAAGTTTGAACAAACCTTTTTTTACCATCACATGTTGAAATTGTAAATTCTTTACTAAAAATGTTGGTAAGAGTACTCCCTACTCCATTTGTACCTACAACGATTCTATCTTCACTATCATCAAAATTACTTCCTGCCTTTAAATTACTAAAGATCATTTCTGGAATGTACTGCTTGTGTTCTTTATGTATTTGTACAGGTATACCACCGTTGTCCTTTATTATTATTTTGTTATTTTCAATCTTAATATCAACCCATGTTAGTTTAGGATTTCTTTTATGTTCATCGACAGAATTTGATACTATCTCATCAAATAATTTTAAGAAAGCTGGGTTGTAAGTTATTTCTTTGAAAATAAATTTATCTCCTGAAGGAATGTATAATTCTTCAGTGATAGGTACAATAGATCCAACATACATACCAGGTCTTAACAAAACATGCTCGACGTCGGTTAGTTTTTGGTATCTTTTTTCTAAAGACTTACTCATTATTTTATTTTTATACTCAAAGTTTATTAATTTGTTTAATGTACATTCGAAGAAATCTAAGTTCACTTGACATTTGAAGTGGATATTTTTTTTCGAAGTTAACTATTAAGTTCTTCAAAGCAGGTATATGCATTGGGTGGTTTTCTTTATTTCGTAATACTTTTACAAGATAAAAATAATCTTTTTGTATGCTCATTTATTAGGTAGTGTTTTTACATTGTTATTAGTGGAGGCGGCGGGAGTCGAACCCGCGTCCAATAAGTATTCATAATAAACATTCTTACAGCTTAGGTTAAGTTTGCTTAAACTTCCAGAAACGGATAATGTATCTTAAAACTCTTAAGGTGGTTTACGATCAACAATATCATTTGTCTTTCACCTCTTATGCTTCGTTTAACATCTTAGTAACCTACAAGCATGCGACTTAGTTACATGATGTGCAGTGCTTACCTACTAGGCAGCCATTGCATACTCAGCTTTGTCGGCTAAGATTGATGGAAGGTCATCACCCGGTGCTGTGTTTAAAACTTCAATCATACTGTCAAAGCCAGAGCGCCCCCATATTTTCAAAGAACCTTTTTATTTATATTACCTTCTTAACTTTTGTTTCAGAGACTTAAGTGCTTTTATTGCGTCCAATCCTCTTTTGGCCCCAATGTGAAATTCAATTGTGGCACTTTCTTCATAACAACGATACTCTTTCCAATCATAGATTGTAAAGACAGTACCATCCTGTAATTCCATGTCCCATTCATATTGAACTTTATCATCCGGGTCACCGTAGTTGCTAGGTTCACCGTATGCCGTTGTTAAAGCTTCGACTGATGTGTAAATAGTTTGACCGTGGAAAGAAGTTCCCTCGGTTAATGTATTAGGTGAATGTAGTTTTTCTGCGTTCATTTTTAGGTAGTTTTAGTTTATATTTAAATATAATCAATTTTATTGGGATAAAAAAATTTTTTCACTACTTTTTTAAAAAAGTTATTAACAATTTAAAAGTTCTCTAACTTTTCTGATTGCATTCTCTCCTTAAGTTTCTTTGTGATAATTTTTGTCTCCTTTGAGAATTCTCCTTTTTCAATCATCCAATCTAAATAACGTTGATCAGTTTCATATACTTTTTTGAAAGGTACACCTTTATGTTTTCCAAAGTTAAAAAGTATTTCACCATCTTGGAATTTATACTTTCTTGATAAATCGACAATTTCACTTCTCTTATTTACTACCTCATCAATTTCTTTTACCGTATCGGGCATTTCAGAATAAAGTTCCTTTTGCTTATAGAAAATTTCCATCGTAGCTTTAATATCTACTTCTGCTCTATGAGCACCTTCTAAAGTTTTACCTGTGTATTTTTTATATGCAGTTTCTAAATTCCTTGCTTCGTATCTGCTGTAAATAAGGAAAGGATCAATTACAGATCTTCCCCTATGATTAAAAACAATACCTGCTTTCATCAGTTCTTCAACAAGAAAAGGGATATCAAACCATAAAACATTATAGCCTCCTAAATCACAATCTCCAATAAAATCTGTTATGTCTTTTGCTACTTCTTTGAATGTAGGTGCATTCTTTAGCATTTCGGCAGATATGCCATGCTTATCTTCAGCTTCAGGGTGGCTTGTAGCTCCGCAGTCAGGCTGTACTAATGTTTGGTAAACTTCAGGATCCTTGCCTTCAATTTCTTTTACCATACATATTTCGATTATTCTATCGCTTAGTGGATTGATACCGGTTGTTTCCAAATCAAACCATACTATTCCTTTGTTTTCCATTCTATTCTGTATTTAAATATTATACAAAGGTAGATAGAGTTTGTTTAAATTTTTGGATAAGTTTTTAATTCAAAGGTACCATCAAGGTGTTCTACAATATAAGTTCGGTTTTTATTCCAATGACCGCAATTCATATAAGTTTCTTCCATCTTATGTTTGTGTGTATGTCCACATATAACACCGTCAAATTTATCCTTTATGAATTTTTTAATTAGAGGTTCAGTAGAACAATAAAGGTCATCAGTATTTTTCCATGCATTAGGATTGATCTTTCCCCAAAGAAGCCTAGCCCATAACGGTATCCATTCAATGTAATCAAATCTATGGCCGTGTGTAACAAGATATTTTTTATTATTAATGCCTAAGTGTATAACATCCTGTAAGATTTTGATATTACCTACATCAAAAGGATTCTTTAAAAAGGACTTCATAAAATCATCATGGTTGCCTACAAGGTATATGATTTCGGTTTCTTCTGCTAATTTTAAAAACTTTCTGACTACTTTGGTGTGGTTCTTATTCCAGTCGTTCTGGAGTCTTAGATACCATCCATCAATAATGTCGCCTACTAAATATACTTGGTTAACTTTTATCTCCTCTAGCAGCTTGATTAGCTCCTCCTCAGACCCTTCACCTTTGCCTAAATGTATATCGGATATGAATAAGGAATTATACATTTATTGTTTAACCTTTAACTTAATTGATGCTATATCATCAGGTAAACCTTCCATAGTTGATTGTAATGCAGATAATGTACCTGCTATTCTATCAAGAGTCCCTTTAAGATCAGCGTTTCCACCACCACCTTTAGCAACGGGTGGCCCTCCCTCTGGGGGAGTTTCTGTTTCCTCCTCCTGATTAAGTCCAAAGAATTCTTCCATCCTTGCAAATACATCACTTATCTTTTCTAATGCAGCATCGGTTCCATCACTTTCTCCAGCAAGAGTTATGTTATGCATTAAGTCATTTGTTAAGGTTAACTTTTCAAGATCCATTGCATTAATGTTATCCTTAAGCTCACCCATACTTTTAGCAACCTTAGAAAACGGATCTGCTTTTTCTGCAACTTCAGCTATACCGTCGAATACTTTAGCTAATAGATCAGAATTATTTTCAACTATGAATACATCAAAACCACCTAGGTTTGTTATTGCCGAAACAACATCTATAATAAAGTCTGTGATAGGTTTGGTATCAGGATTGTCAGCTTCAGCAAATGCTTTAACTGCTGCCCCAACTCCAGATAAAATTCCACCTATACCGGATACTGCATCAACACCTGCTTTAATTTGATCCGGATCATATCCTAAACCTTGAGCATCAGAAATAATTCCTTCTTCAGCAGATGATCCAATGAAACCAAATATTCTTGAAGTAGCATAAAGTACATCTTTAATGCTGGTAATAATTTTACCACCAGGTTTTAAATCATTAGGATCAATTTCAACAACCTCCCCATTTGCATCTTTAAACGACATATCAGCAAAAGCCTTAACACCTGCTGCTACATTCACAAGTATAGTTCCCATACCATTAACAGCCTGCACACCTTTTTGTACATCACTCGATCCAGACGTAAACCACCCTTCGTCGGTAACTGGATATTTTTTACCTATTTCACCGAATGCGGTTGCAACTACTGAAATTACTTTACCTGCGTTATCAATTGCTTCCGACTGTACTTTAGCATCAACTTTAACAACTTTACCGTTAAGGTCTTTATATTCCATTTTTGCAAAGGCAAGAACACCTTCAGCAACACTTACAAGTATTTCACCCATACCTGATACAGATTCAATTCCTCTCTTAACAGCATCAGGAGAATACATTTCTTTTCCATCTGGGCCCATAGCACCAGGGATATCACCACCAAAGCCAAAGAAACTTCCTAATGCAGATCCTAAACCACCAGTTTTCTTTCCACCAATAGCGCCAAATGCTTGTGATACTGTTGTAATAACATTTGTAATATTTGCTGTTATTGCACTTAGATCTCCACCTTCAACTTCTTTAATAATATCATGAAACCCTTTTATACCTTTTGAAATTAGTATCATAGCATCACCTGCCATAATTAGAGCGGGGGCAGACGCATACATTTTTGCAACCTGTAATGCTGGTATATCGAATGCATTAGCAATACCTGCCATTAAGAATTCAAAATAACTTCCTGGTCTATCAGCAGAGAACCAACTTTCTACGATGTATGTAGGATGTTCTTCAAACAGTTTTTGAACTCCTGCTTCTTCATACATATTACCGAATGCTTTAATTCCTGCAGACATTGTTAATAATGCAACAGACCCTAAAATTAAAGCAGGTGCACCAAGTAACATTCCAGCAACAGTTAAAGGGTTAATTGAAAGACCTGCTGCTATTGAATCTAATGTTGCTTCAAATTTAAGTATTTTTCCACCAAAGAATCCTGTTTCTCCAGTATCATCAAATAAGCCATTCTTTTCGGCTGATTTATATGCCTTTCCAAATAAAACTAATCCTAATGATAATACCGTTAATGCTATACCTCCTAAAAGTAAAGCAGGAGCACCTAGTAAAATTCCAATAACAGTTAATGGGTTAATTGAAAGACCTGCTGCTATAGAATCTAACACTGCTTCGAATTTAAGTATCTTTCCACCAAAAATTCCCGTGTCTCCGGTATCATCCCATAAACCTGCTTTATCTGCAACTTTATATCCAACTGAAAATAACATAAGGCCTACACCTAATAAAGATAATGCAACTCCTGCCAAAATTAATGCAGGTGCTGCTAAGTAAATACCTATAGAAACTAAGCCAACTGCTGCAAATGCTAATCCTATTCCCATTAACACTCCAACCATCTTAGCACCGTCTTTCTCTATATCTAATTGCTTAACTGCAAGATTAAAGAGTAGTAAACCAACCGATAATGATATCAAAGCAATACCTGCCAAGATTAATGCAGGGGCAGCCAAGTAAATGGCCGGTGATACTAAACCTACCACCGCAAATGCTAAACCTACGCCAACCAACACTCCTGCCATTTTAAGGCCATCATCTATTGTCATGTTTTTTGTTACAAGATTAAATAAGAGTATACCAACAGAGAATGCTATTAAAGCAATACCCATTACCGCTATAGCGATTGAACCTGCCGTAACTACCCCAGGTATACCTGTTAAAAGACCCATTTCAAATGCACCTACTAAAGCTATGGCACCACCTACAGCGATTAAAGTACCAGCCATAAGAAGCATACTTTCAAATGTTATCATTTTGGCAACGAGAGCATATAAACCTATACCAAGTCCAAATACAATCAATCCTAGTCCCATAAAGGCTAAAGTTTCACTACCTTCATCAACGACCTTTCCAAACATTCCTAACAAGGCTATAGCACCTCCTATTAATATAATAGTACCAACCATAACTAGTAGAGTGGCAGGATTTTTTAATATAACTAATGAAGCTAATGTAAATACAAGAAGCCCTGCACCAAATAGTACTAAGCCCCAACCCATATCACGTAGAGTATCGGTTCCTTCATCTATAGGTTTTTTAAATCTACCAAGTAAAGCAAATGCTGCTGCAAATAAACCAACAGTAAGTAATATTACAGGTATGAATAATATTGTAGGTATTATTAATAATGCAGATAATGCTAACTTTTTAACAAAATTCCAAATACCGTCGCCAATAGCCATAAGAGCATCGGTACCAGCTTTACTTTTCTTTTCGTCAAATTTATCTAGATTTTCACCTAACTGTTCCATAAAGTCTAAAAACTTATTAACAGTCTTTTTAGGGACAAGTGAAAATAGGAGTAAAGCTTTTGCCATATCCTTAGTACCAAGACCTAAATCTTTTAAAGATATACCTGCCGGAGATTTTGCTACACCACCACTCTCCATGTTTAAAGCATTTCCTATTGCAGCATTTTGATCTAACAGATTCATGAAATACATGCTCTGTAGTCTTAACTCATTTAAAATCTCTGCTTGGATGGAAAGCCCTGTGGTTGCCACTTGGACAACCACAGACATGCTCTCTTCTGTTTTCTGAGTATATTCCTCTATCTTTTTTAGAGGATTCATTAAATCGCCTAAGGATACTGATGCCATTCAATTTAAATTTTTTATTAGCCTAGCCTAGGCATTCTCATGGAAGGCATTGTTGGTGCTTTCATTTGAGACTGCGCTTGACGTTGCATTGAATTTATATTGTATTTATCAGTCGTTTCGCTAGTCTTCTTGTCTTCACCATCTTTTCTCTCCTTAAGCATATCGTTGTACATTTGCACCGTATATTCATATTCATAATACGGCAATCTGTCCAACTCTGACGGCTGAAGATGGAGCTTCTCCATCAACAGCACTCTAATCTTAAAGAAGTTCTCCAGAGATATCTGGAATAACGAAAAGAGATTTGATGCCGTCGGGAAATTCCAGGGGAGCTGACGCATACGCATCGCTCCCCGAAATAGGTGTTTTTAGTTCAGGCTTAACTCCAACTTTCATGTTTTCAGCTAATCTAAATATTAATGAAAATTTACCAGCATCCCATCCTTGGAATTCCGTAATCGCAGAAAAAATATCTTTATCTCCCCAACCTCTCCATTCTCTTTGAATGTAAGGTAATATTTGTAAAGATGATTTATCCCATTTTTTACCTGCTTCTTCTTTTTTACGAATATATCCTGTTATAGCTCTCATAACACCAATTGTCGGTGGAGCCATTCTAATAGTTCCATAAGACTTAGTTTGTATAGAAAAACATTTTCCTTCAGAATCATAATACTTAGCAGTTAATTCATTTTCTTCTTGGAATTCAAAATTTGAAGTTTTTAACTCAATACTCTCAGGTCTACTTTTAACCATGCTATCATCACCTTCAACTTTTGTTACTGGAATTAATAGTTTTGCTTCACCTTCTTTAAATGTTAGTTCACGAATTGATAAAATTAAATAAATTCTATCTTCTTCTAAAAGATCTTTATACGAACCTATACTCTTTCCATATTTAATTTGAGTACACATTTGCAATATTCCGTTTAGCTTTTCGTCAACATCTCTGATGTTTTGTTCATCCATAGTAGAAAAGTCTCTAATTTCTCCAACTCTTGCTGCTCTAATATGAATAGTTAAATCTTCTCTATAAAATCTACCACCTGATGGTAAATTATTTAAATTAAATTCTAAGTATCCTTGTAAAGATTGCAATCTTTGAATTTCAGGATCGTCTTGCCTTGTAATACCTCGACCCTTAGTAGGATCAACTTTACCTAGAGAAGATACTTTACCTTCTGGTGTTGTTTGTGTTTCGTCAGATGCATAAACATCTTGAACGTTATCCAAACCTTCTGACCTTTCGAATTCTTTTCTAAGGTTTTCTTCGTGTTCTTGATTTTTTTCGCTCATTTTAGTTTAATTTAATATTGATTTGATGTTTGGGTTACTATATGTTCCTTTATTAGTTCTCTTACATATTTTGATATTGAGATGGGTTTAGCTCCACTTTCCATTGAGTTCCGTATAATTATACCATTCAATGATTCCTCATCTTGAGGGGTGATTAAGACTTGTAACTTTTTTGTCAGTCTTCTCTTTTGTGGTAAACATTCTTCCATAGGTTCGTTGTAACCGTATGTAGGATTGTCAGACTTATATTTCTTTATCCAATATTCAACATCTGTTAAAACATCTTCTAACGCAGTGTCTTCATATTCTTTAATAACCTCTCTTTCAAAGTAATCTACGCCAAAATCTCTAACTGCTCTTTTGATGTATTTACCTGTTCCTAGATTATTAGGGTTGTTATTATGTGAGTATCCTACATAAACCTTCCCGTCTTTTGTGTTTGTGATTTTGTATACTACCATTTTAGATTATTTATTCTATATTATATATTAGTGTTATGACAAAAAAATTGGGGATTGCTCCCCAATTCTTAAATTGTATTTTATTTAGCGATTAACTCTCAGGTGGCTTAGCAAACGGTTTCGTTTCAGATGATTTAGTATTTACCATTTGTTTTAAAGCAGCTTTAGTAGCAGCTGCCTTTTTAGAAGCAGCGGATATAGCTTCATGTACCTTATCACAAACTTCGTTCATATACCCTTCAGCAGTATGATCTTCATGTTCGTCTTCTTCGTAACATTTAGCTCCTTCTTTAACCATTTCAACCATTTCGTCAACACCATATCCTTCGGACATTTTCTTAGCTATTGCATCTGAAGCAACCTGAGTTGCGACAGCAGCTAATGCTGGGTTTTCGTTAATAGCTTCTTCATTAACGAAATCTTTAAATTTTAGTACCATAATTTCTATTTTGTTTTATTTAAATTAAGCACCTACATTTTCGTCAACCCAGTGATCACAACGATATGTCATTGATAACTCAGCAGGATCTTGAGTTTCGTAGTTTAATTCATCAACCCAAGCAGGCTGTCCAGTTGGGAAACAATCTTTAATTGTAACTTTTCTGAAAATATCACCAGCACGGTTATATTGTACAATAATCATACTACCTACGTAATCCTTTTTCAAGGTCATTTCTCCGGTCAATGGATCGTAAATCAATTTGTACCAATTACGGAAAGTATTGTAGATGTAGTTTTCATTTGCATCATTAAGGTTTAATGTAAAGTTCATTGTAAGATCAACGAAAGTCTGAGATGGCATCCCAGCATATGATCTATCAGCAAACTTGTACTTTTGTCCTACTGCTTCAACAGCAGGGTTTAAGTTATTTAAACCTCCAATTGTTCTAACGTGTTCAAGGATCAATCCTGTATCATCTCCATTTGGAGTAAATACTGTTACCTCAAACAAGTTAGGTTGTATTGGCTCGTATCTTTGAGTACTCGCTCTTGCTTGTGTAAAATGTGGTAAAGGCATAATTTATATTCTTTTTTTATATATTCCTATTCTTCTTCTTATTGGAAGTTACCTGCGCTTATTGCACCAGTTTTAAGAATAGTTGTTCTTTGTACAAGAATTTCCATTCCTCTTACCGGTTCGATATAAGTATCAAGTATACCAATGTTCTGATCTATAACTTCAGGAGTATTATTTGTTTCGTCCATTACATTTTTGTAATCAAATACACCATCATCATTTTGAACAGTTGCCAAGAAGTTATCGGCTAGTGTTTTTATTTCTAATCTTGTTTGCGCAGTATTAAACTCGAACAAGTAGTTTTTCAAAATTGCCTCGATACCATCTTGGATGTAAATTACAACCTCTCTACAGTTAATTGAACTTAATGCAGATTTAATAGTCTGTTGTGCAGTTTTGTTTGCAAATATAGTAGGTCCTGTTCCACTTTGGAATACTATCGGATTCAATCCGAATGGCTCTAAATATTCTCTGTCTTCTTTGTCTAAGTTTGTTTCTAAACCAACGACTCCGCTTCCGCCAACTACTCCTCTTCGAACTCCAGCCACTAATGACCAAGGTAAAGCAGTTGCGTATTTATCTATATAGTTGTTAGATACATATGCAGCAGGTGGAACGTTTATGTTTCTTCCAAGATCTCTTACAGTCATATAAGGGAAATAGAAGCAACCGAAACTTGATCCTTGAGTTACAGATGGTAGTGAGTATCTTACAGTTGGATTCAAACTTAAGTCTCCACCTTCAGAAATAAATCTAGTTGAAAGAGCTCCAGTTAAATCGGTAAACTTAGGATCAGTGCTATCTTTAAAATCTTCAGCAGAAGGTGCATTCACAATTGCTAATGCATTTTTTCTGTCCTTACATAAACTAAAGTAAATTGCCTTTGAACCAGATTCGATACCATTACCGAAAGTATCTACTACATATCGGAAGTTAATAACATCTCTGTCAGTTAACGCCTTTCTTAAATTAGTACCGCTTAAGGTATCATTTAAGATTTCGTTTTGTCTATCGTTAGTTCCATTTGGTACACTATAACTAGATCTTAATGCAAAACCATCAAGAGTAAAGATATTTAAATTAGGTACCCATTCATCAACTGGATAATAAAGTTCCACTGATGGTAGAGGTGTTGACCTAACTAAGATTTCACTTTGGCATTCTACAAGTAATGCAGTTTCACCAACAGGAATTGTAGGATAGTCAGCAGGTTCTAGTCCACCAATAACAGAGTTAATTCTTGTTAATCTTGATTTTCCACTTAATGAACCATCATCGTGTACTAAATAATTTCCAACCGTAACAGCACTGTTAGGTGCTTTTATTAATACTTGGTTAGGGAATAACGAAGGTTCGTTAGTTGAACTAGCGATTATATCTATAGTTTCATTTAAAGATCCAGTTAAACTCTGTATCACAATTTCGTTTGCTCCACCAGCAACTCCATCAGATCCCCAATAAAAAGAACCGGCTACTGGAGTAATACCAGGAAACTCAGCAGCAGAAGATAATGCAGTAAAAGCAGCATCTTCGTAAGCAGTAACCTGAACAGCTGTTAAATTATAGTTTGAATCAGTAATTCCGTTTACATCTCCAACAGCTGGGCCAGTATGAACATAACCATAGTTAATTGCAGCAAATGCTAAATAATTGTCAGCAGCTGAAGCAAATGCAGTTCCATATTCAGCTTCATCCCCATTTGTTACATTACCTAAAATGTATTGAGTATAAAGTTGAGAACCTTTTGTACTTACTATTTTGTTTGTTAGAGCAGCACCATCAAATAAATTAACATTTTGAATTAACTCATCAGCTAAAATATATTTTAGTGGATTAGTCGCTGGATCAAAATTTGCAGCAGCTGTACCAGCACCAGATAATACTACCGTAACAGAACCTGGTGTAATATTTACACTTGTAACAGGAGCCCAGTTTGTACTGTTTGCATTTTCTTGTATAAATGATCCTACCGTTGAACCTGCAACATTCGCAGTTAATTGTTCAAATAAGGTATATGCAGGATCTGTATTTGCTGCTACTAATTGAATATCACCACTACCTAAAGTAGTAACTTGAATTCCAGTTGGATCAACATCTACTGGAATAGCAACATTTTCAGGTACTGAATAATCAGCATCTATACCTTCTTGGTATGATAAGAAATTAACTTCAGTTTGATTTCCAGTTTGTTGAAAATATTCAAGACTATGTCCTATCATATCAATTCCACCAGCAACACCATCTAATAAAGTTTCATCAAATAGTTTTTCATTTACTGTAACAAAACATCCAGTAGTTGCGCTATCTCTATTTACGAGGTTTTCAATAAATAAGTTATTTCCTAACTGATCTACAAAATTTGGAAGTAAACATGCAGTGTATTGTGCAACTAAGTTAACTTCATCTTCATTAAAGAATTGATTTAATTTAGTATCAGTTCCATCAGAGTTAACAACCTTTCTTTGAATACCTTTAACAGAGTTAAAGTAAGTTTGGAAAGTTGGATCAGAATCGAATCTTCCGTATGGTGCAGTTGGTGCATTTGCGAAATCTCCACCCCAATTACCATCGATGATAAAGAAATCAACCATAAAGTCAGATATTAAACTGTCTCCATTTAAATAATCAGGAACATTAGCAGCTCCGTACCATTCTTTAACTGTTACATTAAAACCTGTTGTATTAATTGAAGAAGCCTTTCTTACAATAACAGAAATAGGTTTTTTACCTAAATTAGTAACGTCAAGTATATTGTTTGTTGTTGATGCTTGGTAATCTTTAGAATATCCTACGTTGTTTAGGAATGCATCAGTATCTGGGAACCAAAATTTATCTTGGTTAAAGAAACCAGAATATTTTGCTTCTGCTCCAGTATTTGACTGTATGTTTTCTTCAGCCGTTGCGCATAAAAATTTAAGATATTCTACTTTATCAACTTGGTCATCTAATCTTAAAAGGTTAAGAGCCAAAATTGGTCCTCTTTCTAATGCAGTTAAACAACTTCTGTGGAAGTATGATTCTTTCTTTTCTAAATTTCTATCGATATCTCCAAACACTTGTTTAAAAAACGCAGTGTCAGGGACAAAAACTGGCGTATTAACAGGTCCTTTTTTAGAGAATCCTATAACTAACCTAGTCTGTTCTGCAGGTATACTCACAACTTGTGATTTATCAAATTCAAATCGATAAGTACCTGAAGCCTTAAGGGTTGTAATTTTTGGATCTAGTGCCATCTTATATTATTTTTTTTAAGTTTTTTTATATATTCGCCAAGCCTAAGAATTTTATATGATCTCATAGATATCATAGTTGAGATGTCCACCTTTTGAATCTTGTTCCAAAATTTTCTCAATCCTAGATTTAATGCCCGGTTCCATTACTTCAAATATTTCCTCGACAAATTCTGAGTAATCGGTTGTAGTAAGGAATTCAGAACTATTTATACATGTCATAATCATATCATCGTTACCTAATTGGCCTGCATATGAACCGTTAGGTAATTTACCAAAAGTTCCTGCTTCTTTGATAGTAGCTTTGTCACTAAACATAATTCTATTCTGTGCGACATATTTTTTAAAGTTTTGACAAAAAATAGGTTTATTATCCTTTTTAATCTTTAGACCAAACTGTCTAGCTTTAGCATCGACTCTATGTTTAAATTTAACCAAAGTTTCTTCATCAAAATTATTTCTTTGTGGAAACACAGTTTCTAATCTTTTTAAAAGTTCTCCACCAAACATATTCCATTCTATTACCATTTTAACATTTTCAGAATAAAATAAATCAAATGCTAATGTATAAACAACTTTTGCGAATTCTTCAATTGTATGTTCATTGCTTTTAAACCTACCTACTTGGTTTATCCTAAAGAAGTCCATAAAACTACCAGGGTTTTTAATTTTATCAAAATCAGTCTCATCCATGAGTTCTATTTCAAATATATTAATAACCGAATTGTCACCACCGTTGCCTTCAGCTAAATCTATTGAAAACATCCAATAATGATCTTCTGAGTCTACGACGTCTAAATTAAAATCAGGATGCCATGCTAAACCTTCGTATTCTACATCCACATCTTCTAATTCAATTATATCCTTAAATTCAAAATCCTTTTGGAATTCTACTAATTTTTTTAAACTATCTGGGCTTAATAATAAACCTGAACTGGATATGAATTGGTTTCCATATTGTCGGTTAAAGGCTTCATCACTACCTAAGTTGGCAACTTCTTGTTTCATCCATGCATCATCTCTCCCAGGTACATCCCACCAATCAACTCTAAATGGAGTATACTCACTCAGTCCTTTATCAGCCGCATCATAGATATCGTAAAATTTATTAAAGCCATTTGGTGTACTTGTTATTATTACCTTTGAGTTCGCGGAAGCGGATACAGTTGGATACACGTTTTCATAAAAGGTATTTACGAAATTTGCAGGTATATGAGCAAACTCATCCATAAATAATAAATGAATTGTAAAACCAATTGCTGCTTTCTTAGTTGTGGTTTGTCCAATAATTCTACAACCGTTATCAAACTTGGTATTAAAAACATCCCATTTGTTAACACCAGGTTTTAAAAAGAATGGAAGGTTTTCTAAAATAGTTTTACCTTTGTCGATAATCTCTCTAGTTGTTGCACCTTTATTTGAAAGTATTAATGCATTCTTATCAAAATTAAAAAGTACGTACCATGCTATAAAAATAGATGAACATATCGTTTTACCAACTTGTCTACTTGCCAAACAGATATTAAATCGTTCCTGTGAAAACTGCCTTAACATTTCTTCTTGGTAAGGTCTTAATTCAATTGTCTGAAGACCATTATCCGTCATTACAGTACAATAGTTATTTGCAAAGTATACAATGTCTGATGCACACTTTTTAATTTCTTTTATTTCGTCTTTGGTATAATCGAATACAATGTTACCTTTTCTAAGATTAAAGTTACCTTCATAAAAGGGGGTTGACTTAGGCTTATAGCCTTCGTCTAATGCAATTATTAATTGTTCTACCTTTTTTGAATCCCAAGCAAACCTATTTTCTGTTTTACTTATTTGAAATTCAAACCCGGAACTTTCAGCTGGTGGTCTTGGCATATGATTTATTTAATTATTCCTAAAAGATGATTTCTATGTACAGCTTCTACATTTACACCGTCCATTCTTATAGCCGTACCTTTACCTATAAGCTTTAAAACTATATCTCCTACATTTATTTCTTTATCCTCTGGATCTACAAATAAAACTTCGGCAACTCTATTATGAGTTTCTCCAGGTATAATTATTCCACTTTCAGTTTTTCTCTCAGGTTGGACTACATCCTTTATGAGTATGTATTTATTTTTCATTTTCATCTGAATCAATATCTTCTATGTTTTCTTCATCTAACGAGTCTTGTAATGCTCTCATTAAATCTTTAGTACCTCGTGTACTAACTTTATCATCTTGTTTATTTTTAGCAGTGCTACTCTTTCCGTGATATACATCTAAATCTCTAGAAATCTTTTTAACATTTTCTTCCACTGCTACCATATACATAGTTTGAGATTTAATAATGTCTAACAAGGTTCTTTGTAAATCACTAAGTACTTCAAACATTCTAGGCGCAACATCACCTTCATTAATTGTGTCCATTAATAATGTTATAGCACGTTCACTATTTTCCATTTGTCTAATTAACATTGAAAGTGCATAAGTATCAAGTTGTGACTTTGCTTTAATATATTCCTGCTCTTCAATAATATCTTCACTTAAATAAAATTTAAGCAAATTAGTCATTACACCTTTTGCCTTATCACTTGCACGAACTAAAGCTTGATTATTAGTTTCTACATTAGGATCTCTAACAGGTGTTAAAGATGGCCCGTCATGTAAACCTGGTACTTCGTCTGGTAAATCATGACCTATTAAATCGTCAAGTGTAGACCGCACTCTTTTCTTATCGTCTTCTTCCATTAGTTTTAGAATTTGTATTATATATTCTACCTTGGATTTTGTACCTTAGGTAATCTTAATTGTGGAACTGCGTTATCTACTAAGAGAGTTAAGTGTGTATCATTAACAACATATTGGCTTAAGACTAAATTTTGTTCTTCCTCTTCTATAGGTTTTGTAAATATTCTTATGTTAGTAAGATCAGTAGGAGAAGCTAATAGTTTCCAAGAATGATCATTAGGTATACTTGTCTTAGGTAAAGATTTAGTCTCTACGAATGCCTGGCTTAATTCAGCTGTTTTAGAAGGATCTATTAAACCAGTCTGTTCTACAGTTTCATATATGAATAAACTTATCTGCCCAAAAGAATTTGAAATATTTGTATCAATTGCATACCAAGTATCTTTGGTTAAACTTAATCCTTGGCCTTTTAGATCATACTTGTAATATGTTTCATCCAACTCTATAATAAACCAATTAGGTGTGTAAGAATAACTTACGTATCTCTTTGTATCGCTCTCATATACAAGATACGTTGCATGTTTTTCAGAACTTACTCTAGGCGTACCTGTTAAAATATTATCTATGTAATCTTCAGAAATAGTGACGGAATTTGTACCTACTGCTAATATCTTATGTATACCATTGTAAGAATTTGTCCCTTTCACCGATAACCATTCTCCAATTTTATATGAGTGTACAGTATCTAAAGTTAATGTTGCTTTACCTCCGATATTTCCAATTCCTGTTATTAAAACATTTGACCCAATTGCATTATCGTATTTAGGTCTAACCCAATGTGTTAGTGCTCTATCTTCAGAATCTGACCAACCTCCATTATATCTATATGCAACAGTTTCATCTCCTGTTGTCATTGAATTTAAATTGTAATGATATTTGGAAACTATAGTCCATGCGTTGTAAACCTTTTCTTCTTTAATAATTAATTTCTTATCAAGAACTCTTCTTACATAATCGTTTGCCTGTGTTCCTATTGTGTTATATTGATTAGGTTTTCTAACATCTCTAAATTCCTTTTCGGCTTCTTCAGCAAACTCTTCTTCAACATTAGTGATAATAGAATCCTTTACTTCTTCAATATTTTTATCAGGATACATAACAGCAGTCCTATCTTGAAATTGTACAAGACTTACTCTCCAATATGCATTGGTATACATAAAGTCATCAGGTTCAGCAACGGCATTAACCTCATACATTCTATTTAAAAATTGATCAAAATATAAATAGTCATGCATTTGTGGTTTAGCGCCTTGCCCAAACACAGCTTCAAATGCAGCTCTTACAATATGTACTTCAAATTCTACTGGCCAATCCATCATTAAAGGATTGAATTGAATATCTCTAGTTGGTAGGTCGTTATCAGGAATTAATATTTTAACCTCAGCATCATCAATAACATTAAACAAAGAATACTCTTTTAGAATAACATCTTTACTTCTTTGATCAGCCTCAGTTTTAAAATACTTAACACAAAAACCAAATATATTTGAAACTGTATTTGATAATTGTTCATATTGTTGCTGTGCTCTTGAAATATTATATGGGTTCCAACCTGTTTCGCAGCAATTTACGACTAAGTTTTGGCAGCCTGATAAAGATGAACTATCACAAGCTGAAATTTGAGGAACAAATTCAATTACTCCACCATCACTTAATAATTCTAAAGCAATAGATTCAAATTCTAAAACACAATCACCAACTTGTTCATATTTGTATTGTACCCAGAAGGGTTTTGAAGGATCTAATAATAGTCCTTGTAGGTTAATATCAGTTAAAGATATCCAGTCAGAATAAGTGACACCATCGGTACCCCATCTAAATGATTTTTCGTAAAAGCAACCTGTTGATTCACCTTTAACAGAATCTTCAAAACCAATTACTTCTACGACATTTACGTACGGTTCAGAAATACTTATTAAAATAGCATCACCATTTGCATCAGTTATTTGTCCATCTACAGCCAAAGGAAATTGTTTATTTTATATATTCACATAAAAAAAGAGGAGTTTAAAAAACCCCTCTTTAAATATTAGTCTTTAAATATTAACTAGCCCTTTTCTTAGGACCTGCCTTTCCTGCTGCCGGTGGCACCGGGTAAGGTTTAAATGGATCAGTGTCAGTAGAACCATAAACTGGCCATGTATCAGATTCTAATACAATACCTGGTACATTAGCATCTCCACCTGTATATGATCTCTCAAGTGATTTATTTGACCACACACCTAACAACTGAAGTAATGCTATGTATGTCTTTCTAAATTCAAGTAATGCTAAATCTATTTTAGATTTAACAGTTGCTATATCTAAATTAAAATCACCTTCACCAAAGATGTACTGCGTTTCTTTAGATGTAGCTGCTTTATATGCGTCATCCCATTTAAGAAAAGTTCCTCTAAATGCTAATCCGTATAAATTTGGGCTTTCCTGTCCACCTGTATAATTCATTGGAGCTACATCCCATAATTTAGAATAGTCATAACTTAAATCAGGAACTTGAACACCTTCAGATTTTAATTCTACTACTATTTCAGAAGTAGCTAAAGGAGCTTTAACAACTTCCATAGTATACGAAAGTTTAGCTATTGCCTTTACATAAGCTTCATATGCTAACCCTAATCTCTGTGCATCATTTGATGTTCTTAAACCAACTCTTAGACATGGTCTCCCAGTACCTAAGTCCAATCCAGATTTATCACCTTCGTCCCAACCTTCAGGTTTTGCCGCATTAGGAAAACATGAATTAAGTAACTCATTTTGTCCTTTAATTAAAGCATCAAACGTTGCTCTTTGTGTTGACCATAGATCATCTGGATCCAGTTTTTTATTAGTATCGTTTAGAAAAAATGCAGAGTATGCTTCAAAACCACTTCCGATAACTCCAGAAGTAACATAATCTTCCATATCAAAGTTGTGTAAAAGAATTCCATTCGAAACAAAGTTTCTATAAATAGTTCCACATATAGTGTAAACAGTTTCTTCGTTATATAATTTAGTAACATCGGTTACCATTTCTAATTTAACAGAATCTCCGTCCTTTACATAAACCATACTAACACCAGGTGTTAATTTGTCAGCAAATATTTCAACTCCACCATCTAACCAAAAACCATTTTCTTTTGCAACAGTTACAGTCTTATTTCCAACTTCTACAGCATATACGAATTCAGGTTTACTTAATTCTATTTTAGTAATATTTGAAGGAACGAATTTATCACCATTCCATCCTAAAACAGTGTCTGAAGGCTTAAGCCTTTCTTTGTTCACTGTAGTACCGTTTGATAACATTACTAAATTATCTTCGGCAACCATTGTATAATCTTCCATTTTTATAGTTATTTTTATTATTTAAGTTTATTTAGATTCTTCAGCAACAGGTGGTCTCTGTAATTTTGTACCTGCAAATGATTCTTCATAAGGTAAGTAACATAATACAGTAGCAGACCTTTGTGGGTTATCAGCTAATTTTACTTCGTTTAGAGCTTTATTAAAAGCTTCCCAATATCTACCACCGTACCCTAGACCTGGATTTCCTTCTTGGGGTGTATCTATAGCTTCCCAAAGTTGTCTAAGACTATATGTAAATTCTACGCTTTCGCCACCCCATTCAACTAATGAAGTTTTTTCTGGAACGCTATTTAGGAGTGTCCACTGACCAGGTCTTTTATATGTATTTCCTTCTTTAGTTGTAAATTCATATAAAGGTACCCATGTCCATAAATTGGAATCACCTTCATATTTTGCTCCTGCATCTGGTAATGGGGAGTCTAAAACAAGTATTATATCACCATATTGTGAAGGGGCATTTTCTAAAGCCGGCCAAGCTATTCCGCTATATGCAGCTGTATCAAAATTAGATACGCTCTGAGGATCTCCGCCAGACTCAGATAAAGATTTTTTTAATTCTTCCAGTTGAGCCTCCATTGCAGCAAGACTATCTCCAGCATTAGGGAGAGGGTCAGCTTTTGGTTTCCAGCTACCAGAATATCCGTCTAATCCCCAAGAGTCTATATTTCCACAAGATGGAGTATATCCTTTAGTATAAGATCCAGGAGTATCACCACCGAGTCCTGCAATTGCATTTTGGTTATTTGGATTATTAATTAGTATAGTTCTACCTGGAGTAAGTGTTAATTCAAAAGCTTCAAGTAAGGATAAATTTTCAACTGTTGGACCACCTTCTAAACCATTTTCAAAACTTTCAGCTCTATTTAGGCCTCTTTCTAATTTAGCAGCTTCCAATCTATATTCATCTTCCAATTTAAGTCTTTTATCTCTCAGCATTCTTAGAACAACAGCACCGTCTTCGACTCTACTTCTAGTAGCATCTGCACCAGGTTGATCAGTAAAATTTCTATCGTTTTCTAAACCTAACCCAGAGTTTGTATTTGCTATAAATGTCATTTTCCCAGAAAATACTTCTCCATTGCCATATAATTCTAATACGTCGTTAGCTTCATAAAGTCTACCTGCACTTTTTACAACAGCATCAACAGTTTGGTTTAGATTATCTGGAGCTAATTGGCTAACAGTTATTTCAACCATTGCTCCAAATCCTTTACCACCAGAAACGGTTACCTCAGCAGATCCACCCTTTGAAGATAATACTGCTCCTGAGATATCTAAGTTAGAAATTTTACTATCTAACTTAAAAGAAGATAGACCAATCGGTTGACACATTAATGATGGTCCATACCAATCAGTTAAGTAAGGCCCAGCCTGAAGATTATTAGTTGTTAAATCAGCACTGTATGTACGAGGAGCGTTATCCTGTATATAATGTTTAAGGACTGCATCCAAAATTGGAGCGACTGGAGCTAATCTATCTCCACTACCACCACCTGCAGCACCACCTGCAGCACCAGCAGCTGAACCAGCAGCTTCATTTAATTTAAAGCGTGATTCCAGTCTTAACTTTTCCTGTTCAGCTAACCTAGCATCTCTTAAGGTTTCTAAACTCTTACTTCGAATTTCTTCGATTTTAGATTTTCTTGATTCGTTCATCTTTTTTGTTTTATTTTAAGATTTTAATAATTCTTGAGTTTCATCTTCTCCTTTAACCGTCTCTCCTATTATATAAGATCCAACAAAAGGAGTAAGGGCAGCAAAATAAGCACTTACGCCAATTAAGTCAGCTCCATTAATAATAGTAAAGGTTCCAATAATAAGCCAAAGTAAAACTGTTATGTAAATCATAATTTCTCTTTTGCTTGATTTACCTGACATAAATATTGAAGAATCTTTACTCTTCCTTTTAGTTTCACCGTACATATAAGCTCCAGCAAAACCGGTTAAAGAAACAAAATAAGCAGCAAGTTCTGTAAAGTTTGTTTCAAAATAGGTACCAAGAACACCTACACCAACCCATAATAAAATTATCATGTAAGTTAAACATTCTCTTTTTGAACTACAGCATCTTTGAAGTATACTCATGTTAATTACTTTAATTTGTTTTATATATTCAAAGACTTTTAGATTATTTTTATAGATGCTAGTAATTTGTATAATCTGTAATCACCATTAGAAGTGGATCGTCATCTTCTATCTTAGGATCTATAGAATGTATGATTTTTGTCATGATATCAACACCTTTATCTTCTAATGAAGAAATAAGATCAAAGAAGCTTGTTGCTCTCATCCAAAAATATCCTCTTCTATCAAAAAATTTGTTTTCCATTATACCTATAGAAATAACCTGTTTATTGAAAGTATCTAGATCTTCTCTATTTAAAAGTGAAGGTAATCTTATTACACCTTCCTCGACTGTGTATTGGAATGTAAGAATTTTTTTATCTTGTACTTCGTATATTCTTGTATAGTTTTTATCTTCTGATATTTTAAAGGTTAACCACTGGAGATTAGGTAAAGCTTCAATAATGTTCCACAAGAAAAATAAACTATTTACTTTAAAAGTTTCTTGGACTGTCGCAAAGTCCTTACTCTTTTCTAATTCTTTTCTTAGTCTTGCTGAACTTAATATCGCTTGCTTAAAACTATCAACAGAAATTTTGTATACACCCTTTTTACCAGTAGAAATTCTCTTGCATTCTTTAAAAATTCTAGAGATTATTACACTGTCAATATAGTCGTATTTAAATAAGGTAAAAGATATGTTGGTAGGAATGGTTAATTCAAAGTTTTCTTCTATGTACATCATCCTTAATTTGTTTTTCAATTCTTTTTAAAGTTTCAGTAGTTAATTCGCGATTCCATTTTAATGCTTCTCTTAATTCACGATTACCTATTTCATTTATCTTTAAATAAAAATCGATTGTCTCCTGTGAAGGTTCCCATACTTTTTCTTTTTTCTGCTTTCTTACTTTTGTATAGATCCACCCAGGTACTCTTTTAAATTTAGAAGAAACCATTCTCCATGATTCTGCTGCACCTACTGGACTTGTTCGAAGCGAGTTAAACATATTAGCCTGCATTGGAAATTTAATTGCCATAAATCTATTTACCATAAAGGAATTTTTAGACTTATCATATGACTTTAAGTTATCCCATGATTCGTGGCTACCAAAAAGAACTTTAATATAATCAAATAATTTCATTTGTTTATTATTATATTTATCAAATTAAAAAAGTTTACCTTTTTCTTTTTTATCTGTTATGAATGAAAAATCATCATCCTCAGATTCATCGGATTCATTTAGCACTGATGATGTAATACTAATGTTTCCTTTTTCGTAAGGTGTCCCTTCTAAAATTTTATTCATAGTCGTTAATTTATTAACAACTAAGTTGGTATTTTTATTTAGAATTTCTACGGTCCTTAGCATTTCTTCTAAGATACTTTCTGGTATTGTTGTAGAATTAAGTAAAACTAAATTTGCATTAAGTTTAATATTTTTAACCAATTGATCTTGGCTCATATGTTTAGCCTTTAATATTTTAGATGCAATTTGAGCAACATCGGTAACATAATCATTAGTGAAAAAATACATAGGATCTACGTTACCATGTTTTTCTGTAAATTCATCTAATATTAATTGAGCCTTTTTGTCACTAACACCATAAGTACGTTTTTTGCCATTCTTTAGTGTAGTTGTATAATAGTAAATAGGTGCGACGTTATCTCCTGAATCTCCAGTAAGTACCTTTTTAAAAGCGATTTCTTCTGGGTTAATTTCTACGACCGTCATCTTTTTTGCTCTAAGTAATTCTGCAAATAAATTTTTAGATATTGATTCTACAGAAACCGAATTTGAAAATATATCGCCCGGTTCCTTTTTTGTGGAAGTATCAGCCATCCACTCGGTAAAGCCGTGGTATGCATATAGATTTTTTTGTACTGGAGAATATAATACAGTATGTGCTTTAGTAGAAGGATTATGATTAACCAATTGAATCATATCCTTATCTCCAGTAAATAAGATAACAGATTTACCTTTTGCATTACAGTGAGTATTCCATGCATACATTAGATCGTCACCTTCTGCTCCTTGTACCTTATGTAAGAGTACACCTTTTTTCTGGATGTAAGATTGAAATTGCTCTGTAACTTTTGTAAAATTTTCCCAGTTAATTTTTTTATCAGCAGAACGATTGCCTTTGTAGTCTGCCTGTGGATGAAAGTCTTTTCTCCATGATCTTGAATCTAATGTAAATACGATTCTGTCAATAAGACCTTCAAATTTTCTAGTCTCATATGCAAAATCTGTAGCCAATTTTCTCATAAAGGTTTGCATATCCTTTTTGTTTGACAAAATATCTTTACTCTTTGTCATATAAGGAATAACATAGAGGGTTTTAAACAGAAAGTAATTTCCGTCTATTACTAATGTATGGCGTACTGTCTTCATAGGTTGTTTTATTAATAGTAACAAGTTTTTAGAATTCTGAAAGTCTTTCTTACAGTTCTTTTAAAAATTGTTTAATTTCAATATGAGAGTTAACTTTATCCCATTCCTTGTCAGCACCTTTTTCTCTCTCATTTAACATTAAGTGGATACGGTGTACTGCTTTACCTAAATCAGCGTGATTAGGATATTTCTTTACTAAATCATTTATTAAATCTTCCATTATGCTTCGTTTAAAATTGTTTGTAATTCATATATGCAAGCCAACATTGATACTACAGGATCAATTACTTGCGATCTTTGTGCTTGGTATTTTGCAACAGTCACTACTACCTGAGGTATAAATGTTACATACGAAGATCTTTCAGTTTTTAAATATTCAATAAATTCTACACCTAAACTAGCAAGTATTTCATCTACTCTACTTGAATAATTAGAAACTAGGTATTGATAATTTTTAACAGAGTCGGTATTGTCTACGACCAATTCAAATACATCTTTAAAAACCGAATTGAATTTTTTAATATCCTCGACTTGAATTTTTTCTAATCCTTGAGATTTAAATCCTTGTATTGTATTTAACATGTTTCGTAAATCAGGAAACTTTCTTCTTACCAATTCAACAGCTGCATGTTTTTCTATCTCTAAACCTTCTTCTTTACAGATATTAAAAAGTCTTACGATATACCCTTTCATAATTTCAGTCTCTTCTTCTTTAGAAAAATCGAAATCAATCATTTCAAACCTAGACTGAATTGGATCAGGTACTTTATTAATATAATTGCATGTTGCTATAAATCTTGCATTAATAGAAAATTGATCCATAGTTGCTCTAAGAGCTTTAAAGAATTGATCAGATACACCGTCTATCTCATCTAATAAAATTACTTTCATTTTACCAGGTTCATCCATTATTGAACGATTAGCACAAAAGTCAGTAATTCTATTTCTTACGATATCTATTGATGTATCTGTACTTGCATTAATATACAGATGAGGATGTTTAAAATGTTTTACCATTACCTTAGCAGCTGAGGTTTTTCCTGTTCCTGGGCTACCGTGTAAAAGTAAATGTTGGTATACCCCCTTATTTAATTTTTCTTTAACTCTATTTGGGGTTATTAAATCTTCTAAAGTTTTAGGCCGATATTTTTCTGTTAAAAGAATATTTTCAATGTTCTTCATGTAGTGTTTAAATTTTTATCTAATTAACTGTTTATTTTTATACTCAATTTTTAGTGAATAGTTTAAGACTGGATAAATAAAATGTATGATTAGGCACAGAAGAAATTTAAAAAGTACTAAGATGGTACAAGGAGGGAAATCAAGAATTAAAAAAATTAATCACCCTCCACAACAACTTAATTCACCAGTCAAAAATAAAAGAGGATCTGTAATAACTTCAAAAAGTAAGCTAGATGGGTCAACATTTGATCGAAGTAATATTAAATACACTAAAGTAAAACCTATCTGGAAAGGAGAAACTGTATTTATTGTAGGTGGTGGACCTTCGTTATCTAAATTCAATTTTAATTTATTAAAAGGAAGAAACATAATAGCAATCAATAAATCTATTAAATCGTGCCCATGGGCTCAAATTTTATATTGGACTGATTCTAGAGTTTATTCATGGCTAAAAGATGACATAGAGAAATTTAAAGGCGATAAGTATACTATTAAACCATTTAACACACCATTAAATGTTAAAGCTTTAAAAAATACAGGAACTTCCGGCTTAGAATTGGATCCTGTAGGAATAAGACACGGTAACAATAGTGGCTTTGCTGCAATTAATCTTGCTTATCATTTAGGCGTTAAAAGAATTATTCTATTAGGGTTTGATATGGGTAACATAGGACAAAAAAGCCATTATCATGATGGGTATCCTGTTTTAATGACATCAAATAAAACATATGAAGAACGAATGCTACCTACATTTAATTCTTTAGTTAAACCATTAGAAGAAAATGGTGTAGAAATAATTAATGCTAGTATGGTAAGTAAAATAAAATGTTTTAAAAGAATGCCAATAGAAAAAGCTTTACTTTTTAGTTGATCTTTTTACATACGTTAAGAATTCACGCTGTTCACCTTTAAATATTCTTTTACATTCCTTTAAAAATTTAATTGAAGAATCTACTATTCTTTGATCGATTGTGGAATTTTTTGAATTATGCACTTCTTGGCATTTTTTACATACTAAATTTTCGACTTTCTTATATGCCATTTTTGATTTAATATCAACATTACATATTGCGCAGTTCCAATCAATGTAACCCATGTCCTGGCCTATTTCTTTTAGAGTTGTAAAGGTAGATTTAAATGCGTTCCAAAATAATTTCTTTAAACCTTTTTCATGTTCGTTTAAATCTTCTATTTTAAATATTACTTCTAATGCCTGAGTATCTTCATTAAGATATCTAAAGTAATCATTATCCAAGATTAACTGTTGCTTAGAAGGCGGCAAGTTTTCTAAGAGAATACCATGCCGCCTTTTATACCAACCAAAGTTGATTTTTCTAATTTTATACATTAACCTAATATAGCTTTTTCAAATTCTACTAATTCATTTTCTACTATTGATAAGTATTTAGGATCCATGAATTTATCAAGGGATTCTTTTTGAAGTTTATCAATTTTAGTTTGAATTTCTGCTTTCTTATCTTCATCATCAGTTTTAGCCAATAGATCTTGGTACCTTTTAATTTTACCATCTTTACTATTTTTTGCTTCTCTTTCTTTATCTGATAATTGATTATCACCGTCTGCATCAAATTGATCCTTACCTGCATTTTTATCTTTAGGCTTTGCCTTAGATGGTTTACCAGTTGCGGATGCTAATGCATCTTGGTTTGTTTTAAGATTTGCTTCAGCAGTTGCCAACAGTTCTTCTAATTTTGAAGTATCCTCGCCTGCTTTCTTTTTCTTTCCAATTGCAGCTTTTTGATCATTTACTGATGTCTGTAACTTTTCTATAGTTTTCTCTAAAGCTTCTATTTGTTTATCGTCTGGTGCTGGTGGCGTAGTTTCTTCTGCTGCTGCTGGAGAAACTCCATCATCATTAACAGTAGATTCGTATTCTCCCATTTCTTGGTTTGCGCCGGCTGCTTGATTTTGAGCCTTTTTAAGTTGCACCTTTAATATTTTTGTTTCAGAATCAGTTGCATTCTTAAGAGCCGTTTCAGCAGCTGCAATTTTAGCATTTGCTTTTGCCAAGGTTGCCACAGTTTTTAGACCGTCTGTTGTTGCAGCAGTATCCATTTTTAATGTAATAGCAGATGCCTGATCTTTAAGTGCTGCATTTTTTGTAGCTGTTGCAGATTTTAAAGTTTCAGTTTCTTTTTTAGTTCTTTCTCCTTTTGATGCCTGCATTTTTTTTCTCATATCCAAATCGTTAAGAGATTGTTGAACTAATGCTTTTTGCAATTTCTTTGCAGCTTTTTTAATTTTCATAAACTTTATAGGTGAACCTAACATCACTCCAATGTTTTCATTTAGTTCTCTATCTAGAGTTTTCTCAAAGTTATTAACTGATTCCTGTAATATCTTATGAGATTCCATACTTAATAATAGTTTCATCTGCTTGTATTTTTATTTTATATATTCTAAATTTAAATGACAAAAAAAGAGCCTCTCTTTCGAGAAGCTCTTTTAGTTATGATTAGTTTTAAATTTAACTATTAGATGATATCAACACCTGTATCAAATTTAAACTCTAAAGTATAATACATAGTTTCTGGATGGAAACCTGCATCTACTAAAGCAAATCTAGATTTAACAGCGATTTTCGGCGCCATTGTACCTTCTGCGATAGTTTCAACAGACTCAGCCATTAAGTAAGGCATAAATACCAAACCTGGAGAGTTTCCGTCACCTTTTCTACCTACTGCTACTCTTGTATCACCCCATGTCATTGTTGGGTCAACATAAACAGTTACACCAGCAATTGCACCGATTGGATATAAAGATCCACCAGCTTGGTTTACAGTATTAGCAAGAGGGTAAGGTACAAAACCAGCACAATCTTGTAATGCAGTTCCGATTTGTCCGGAGCATACAGCGAATGTAGCAGGTCCTCTTCTTCCTCTAGTAGAAATTAAGTTAGTTGCAGCAAGAATTCTCGATAGTAATCTTCTTTGAAGAGTACCTTGAGTTTCTCCACCTTGACCAACTTGGATAAATGTACCAGCGATAGTTACATCAGTATTCGAAGCCACACCAGGTCCTAAGTTAAAACCAGCACCAGGGATAGCACCACCAGCAATACTATAACCAGCAGATAAATTAATCGACTCAGTAGCATTTACGTTAGCAGCATTAGTTGCTCCATTTCTAAATATTCTGTCTAAGATTAATTTGTTGATAGATTGAGTTAATTCATTAACCAATACTGCTTCTACTTGAGCAACAGCATCAATACCGAATTGTTTCAAATCTTGAACTTGTTCTCTAGTTACACCAGCAGCAACTTGGAAAGTTTGTGCAGCAACAGATTTGTTGAACAAGTTAAGTCCCATTAAGTTATCAGGAGTATCTTCACCTTCACCTCTTAAATAAGGATCTTGTGAACCGATAGTTGGGAAACCTCCAACTGGAGCATCAGATGGGTTATTAATTCCACCTCCAGTGTTTTCTTCAAAACCTACACCAGAAAAACCAGTTACGTGGTCTTCTAAAGCTTTAACCAATTCAGCAGCACCACCTACAACATATGCTATTGGAGCACCTGCTTGTAGAGCAGTAGTATAGATATTAGTCACAGCAGCTGTAGTAATTGCATCAGCAATTGCTTCAGGAGCAGATTCAGCACCTTGTTGATACTGTGCAATAGCAGGAGCAGCTACATCAGCAACTAGAGCTCTTACTCTAAAGATAGGGAAACCATCAATTCTTGAATTCTTAATATAAGTTAATTCAAAAGAGTGTTGGTTTGCACCAGCAGTACCAGCATAATATACTTGCCCTTCAGCAAGTCCACCTGCAGCACCTAATTGAAATTTAATCATCAAAGGAGCAGCTTTAGTGTTACCGATATTTCTACCACCAGCATATACGAAATCTAAATAAGTTAAGATTCCCATTGGTCCTTGCATTGGTACTACAGGAACTAGGTCTAAACCGATAGTCTGAGCAGCAACTTGCATAGCAAGAGGAAGCAAAGAAAATGGTCTGTCTCCAGAACCAGTTGCTTGACCAGCAAAGTTATTTAATGTACCAGGATCAGCTGGGAATGCAGTATTACCCATTCCAGGTACGTTTACGTTAGGGTTAAGATGAACAGAGTTATGAACACTTTCGCTTAAGTTATGGAAATGACAGTATTTTGACATCCAAGTTAACTTAGATTTATCAGAAACGCCAGTTGCCTCTTCTACGATAGGAGCCCATGTCTTCATCACCTCAGCCTCATTAATTAATTGATTATACATTTTGTTGTATTTTTTTAATTGAGTTTTAGTTTTAATTTAATCTTAGCTTTTTGCTTCTTAGCTTTTAGATTACTGTATTATATATCTAATGCTTCACAGCATTTTGTATCTATATTATATTATTTGTGAAAAAGAAACCCAGATTTCTCTGGGTTTCAAAATTGTGAATGTTTGTAGTTATTATTTACCTAAATTAAACTTTACCTTTTCAATAAGAGCATTTGCATAATTCTCATTAACTAAAGGTTTCTTTTCAACTGATTGTTCAGCAGCTGTTTTGTTTTCGTTTAATTGTTCCATTGATACCTGAGAAGATCTAAGATCTCTTGTTGCCCAAAAGTTGTTTATTTGGTATTCAGTATTTAATGGGAAGTAATTAGATTCTGCTATAATTTGATCCTGTCTTATTTTTGAAAGATCATTCCATTTTTCATTATACTTAGATGGCATATTATCCATAAAGTTTAATGCTTTCTTTTCTTCAATAAAACAAGATTCCCAGATTCCTTGAGCCTCAACAGTTGATAAACATCTTGTGCTGTTGAATTTATTTAGGATCTCTTCTTGTTTAGATTCGTTAAGAGAACTAAATTCTGCCTTTTTACTTTCTCCTAATAAAGCAAAGAACTTAGTTTCTGGAGTAGCAAATTTTGCGTGATTTTCTTCAGCTTTTTCGATTAAAGAATTTAACTTTTCAGTAATTGAAGTTTTGTAATCAACAACAGCTTCTTTAGCTTCAGTAACATTTTCATTAATTGAATCACCTTTCTTAATAGATTGAGTTTCGTTAAGAACATGTTCATTTACATTTTCTCCAATATATTCAGCATATTGTCCAACCTTTTCAACATTTTCTTTAATGTATTCAGAATATTTAATTCCTTGGTCTAACTTTTCTGCTAAATAATCAGAATAAGCAATTCCTTTATCTAATTGCTCTCCTAAGTAGTTTGAATATTGTATACCTTTATCAGACTTTTCAGCAACATGTTCAGAGTATTGAATAGAATTGTCTAATTCTTCAGCCAAGTACTTGGTGTATTTTTTAATCTTATTAACATTTTCAACTACGTAGTCAGTATGAGTAATGCTTTTATCAAGATTTTCTGATAGGTATTCAGTATAGTCGTTTAATTGATTAACTCTTTCAGCAACATGTTCTGTGTAGTTAATTAATTTGTCTAGTTTTTCAGTATCAACGGATCCTTTAGATTCTTTAATTGTACCGATTTCATTTTTTAGATATTCAGTATATTTATTAAAATCTTCTACCGTAACAAAGTTTGATTCGCTCATTTCAGTATTTGTTTTTTCTTCAATTTTTTTGTCTATTTCGTATATAAGAATATCTCCAGTATCTGCAAAACCAAAAGATTCATTAACTCTTGATAATTCAGCATTTTCAAAACCAGGATCAGCAACTAAATCGTAAGTAAAAAATTTCTTAATTTTTACTTTACCATCATTACCTACAGTACCAGCCGCTCGACTAGAAATGTGTAATGGTATACCATCTTCGATTAAAGCTTGAGCTTCTTTTCCTTTTGATGTATTTAATAATCTAATTTTACCTCTTACCTGTTTTGTACTAGGATCATAATTTAAATCCTCAATAACATGAGATACATTAGATAAACTAACATCAAAATCTTTAGGATGGTCAAGCTCGCCTAATAATTTGCCAGTTTTAACCTTTTCCTTTAATTCGTTTATGTGAGGGAGTACTTCTTCTTCTTCATAGATTCGATTGTTTTTATTCTTCTTACCTATTTCAGTGAATATACCCTCTAATACAACCGTCCCGTCGCCTTCTTTCTTAGTAGTAAGATCAGAAGTAGACCTTTCAAGTATTAAAAGATTCTTATTATTCATATCCTTAACTTATTTGTTTATATATTATAGTTATCTCAAGTTTTTATATCTTAAGATCTTGTTTATCCTAGACCTGCCAGTGGATCTTCTTCAGCTGCATCTCCACCACCTTTTTCTGGTTTAAAGTCTTTTTTGTTTGCTCCCATTAAAATCTTTTCAACATCACCTTCATTATACCCTTCTGCCTCAAGATTTTCTCTTTCCATTGCTCTCGCATTAGCCTTAAGATCTTCACGAGTGAATCCTCCATATCTCTTAATTAACCATCCTAAATTAAAGTATGGTATTTCAGCCATTGTTTCTGGATCCATATTTGATAGTTGAGTTTTCATGTTTCCAATAAAGTCTACCCGTTTAGTAGCCAATTCCATTTCTTTCATTTCTTCAAAAACATTGTCCTTTACAAAATCTAAACCTAAATGAGATTTAAAATAAACATCGTCCTTTAGTTCTGGGTGATTCAATATCATTTGTAAATACATCGGTTTAACAAGTATCTCTTGGAATATAGATCTTAAACGATCTATGAATTTTGAAAATTTAATTTCATCCCTTAGTGCTCCACTTGCTTCCATGTCATATGCACCGTCTTGTTCAAATCTAGAGAATGGTATTTTTGAAGCTATTTTTAATCTGTCTGCAAAGTATTTAAGAGATTCAGTATCTCCTAAATCTGGACCATCACCTCCAATTGTTTCAATCTCCGGAGATTCGCCATCCTTTGAAGGTAACCAATATTCTTTATTAAAAGGAATCATTGGTTTTCCGTTTGTGGAAATTTCGCCGGTATCGTAATTAAAATCGACAACCTCTCTATAGTTTGTCATTAATGAACTAAGAGATTGTTTTGCTCTTGTTTTAGATTTACCACCTACAGGAATAATAAACTTAGTTTTAAATGAAGCATTAGAAACAGCCCAGATGATTCTGGTATTTTCCATTATCCTTAATAGATTAAAAGAACGAATAAGTCTTTCAACATAACTAATTCTTTGTGGTGAATTTACTTGTGAATAAGATATGTAAATAATTTGAGAATCCCAAAGGTTTCTTTCTTTAGCACCTTGCCCTGAATATTGGATCCACATTTTCTTTCCTGTTTCAGGATCAACCGCTGGCATTAATGATATAGGATCTAATTCTTTAAACCCAATAATTTCAGTTTGTTTATCATTGTATACAATCTCAAAAGCCAAAAAGCCGTCTATAATAAATTTTCTAAAATAATTCCACGGTGCTATTGCGTCCATAAAACCAAAGTATTGGTAGATATTATTATATACATCGTTTATCTCATCGTCTATTGCACTTGATATTTGACCATGAAAGGAAGCATATGCCATATAATTAGATTCATCAAAGACTACGGCTTCATCGCATAGTGTATCTAAGATTTCTTCGACTTCATCTTGAACAGCAAATGTTCTTAATTGGTCTCTCTTTTTTTCATAGTCCTTATCAAAGAAAGAGATGTTCTTTTTTAAACTTGTATCAGTAAGTGATAGTGCAGCGAATGCAGACCAGATGTCTTCATTATCAGCCCCCATAGGGTTCATAGTATAACCCATTTGGTTTTCTGTAAAACCAACTGCTCTCGAGTTACGAAGAATCATATCATCGTATGCCATTCCAAGATTAGATAAATCTTTTAAAATTTTTCTAACTGGATTGGTATTTGTTAATGGTCCTCTACGCCTTTCCGTGAATCCTGCCATAGTTTTCTTTTTGTTAAATTATATATCTACTTCCCAAAGTAGTTAGATTGGGCTTCGTTAATATTTGATTTCATAAAATAATTTTCATCATTTACAGTACCTAGGTGCCAATTTTCATATGATAAGCAAATAGGGTTTCTTATTCGGTCCATTCTGTATTCTCTTATCGCATAAGTAATGTTATACATTTTACCAAATGATCTTTTAATTTGGTTATACTCAACAAAATTTAATGCAGATTGCTTTTTAACATTATTAGCCTTTCCACCTAAAGTTTCATTAATTATTGCTGTTTCATATGACTTAATAAAAGTATCAACAAACTGTACTCTTGTATCATAAGGTATATAATGTAAATTAATACCTAATTGGTTTTTGCTATTACTAAACCCTAACCCTATTACAACTGGCCAAGTATCATAAGGTAAATGAGTTGCATCAAAATATCTAAATGCATACATTCTTCCTTTTTCCAATTCTCCTCTTCCTGCCTCAGCGCCATTATCTTTCATTGCTGCTTCTATTGCAGGATAAGATTTTTTGGAAGCTCCATTACGACCACCGTTTTCTTTTAAATAAGCTTCAATTTTATCAATAAAATTTTCCATTACTTAAACAGTTTTGAATCTTCCGTTAACAACATTACTTTAAAGTTACGTGTTTTTGCAGCTTTCTGTAATGCATCGGTTTTACAAAGGTTTCTTACATATGTTTCGTAAGCCCATTTGTAATTTTCTAATGCCTTTTTTGTTTTCTTTCTAGGTGGTGCTGGCTTTTTAAGCTGAGCTTTTGGTTTTACTTCAATAATATAATCTTGATAAGTGTATTCATCCGATCCTTGAACCTTGGTTTTTAATTTTACATAAAAGTCTGGATAGTACTTATGAAATTTCTTAGTAAGAAGATTAAAATATTTTAATGAAAACGGTTCTGATGTCCACCTAATTACATCTGCATTATGATCGCACCAATGACAAACCTTTCGTTCCCAGCTACTTCTATAAATAATAGGCATAGGACCTTGATACTTATTAGGGTTTTGAGGTTTATAGTAACCTTGTTTAAACCCAGACTTTGCTGTAGGTTTGACTTTCTTAATACTCATTGGTACAGTTAGCATACTAAATCGAATAGATACCGTCTCCGCTATTCATTGAAATAGTTCCGCCATATTTTTTTGGATGTAATTTATTCCAACCTTTAGCAAAGCCTCTTTTTGCAATTTCAGTAAAATATGCAAATGCGTTATTACTTTTCTCTGGGTTAAAATTTCTCCAATATCTATAAAGATCCATATATGCACATGCAATACAATCTTTTCTATCCTCTGGGTTTCTGTATGTTAATTTTGCAGATGATCTCTCTGCTAACATCATTAGCATCTTTAATGCTTTAGGTGTTAATTCGTCTAATTCTTGAGATTTAACTATTTCTTCAAGAAGATCTCGATTGTTAAGATATTTTCTTTTTCTTGGCATATTTAAAATATTTATTTTTATACACAAAAAAAGACCGAATGTTTCACCACACGGTCTTTTAAATTGTTATTAATTTTATATCTTAAAGAGAGACCGATAATGCGTCCTTTCGAACATATGTTGATTTATCAGTCTTAGGATCAACTACATCTATTAATTCTTCATCACCTAAAGAAGCATACTCTTCAGCATTTACCATAACGTCCATGCCTTTTTTCATACCTTCAATATTAGAAGCAAGTTTACCTTCAACGTATCCGTTATTTAGATAGTAAGATTTACTTTTTTTTTCTGTAATAAAGGTTGATTGTAATTCCTTTTCTTTTGAAGTAATTTCAGAATTAACCATTCCTAGTGCTTCTTTTAATTCGTCAGTTTCGCCAACTCTTGAAATAGCAGAAGTAATTTCAGATTTTTTGTTTTCTAAAAATTCGATCATTTCTTCGATCTTTTTTCTTTCAACAGTTAATTTGATTTCAGCATTTCCTTCAGCTTCCAACTTTTCAGCAACATACATAGAAACATCATATCCGATAAATTCTTTTGCTACTTTAACAGCTTCTCCAGCAGATGGGTAAAATTTCATTTCATTCATTTTCATTCCGCCGTTAAACTTATTCATATAAACTCCTTCTTCTACAGCGATCATAGTTAAATAAAGTGATGGCCATACTAAAGAGTTAACAGATAATACATCATCCATTTCAGTTACCATATCAAAATGTTCCATTAAGTGACATACCGTATCCATTTTGTAATTATCTCTATAGTTAAAGAAATTAGTTCCTAATAGAGCTTCTTTAATTTCAATAACAGAAGCATTAGATAAATCAATTTCTCCAATCTTAACCGTACCTTCTGTTAAATTAATTGTAAGTACATTATCCTTTTGACCGTAAATATTAAAAGTATCACCTTCGTTTTTACAAAGTTTTAGAGCTTCAACTAATCCTAAGAATCTTGCGTCAGTAACGTTAGCTTCAGAAATAGTTTTTCCGTTAGTTGTATAATTTTTCCCCATTAAATGGAATGTATGATTATCTCCTTCAGAAAGTATCGGTGAAAATGTTTTAACAAGTTTACCACCTTTTTGCTCAGCTACTACTTGGTCTTCTCTTGCGATAGATTCTAAAATAGATTTACATTCTGGTGACCAAGGATGTTTAGCAGAAACAGCCAAGAAAGCATTTTTAATATTTGATTCTGTTAATACATTCGTTAAATCTTTACTTAATTTTTCGTAAAGCTTTCCACCTTTTCTTGCAGCAGTATTACATGCTTCACTTACTTGGAAGTTTAAAGTATTATTTGAATACATTGATTCGATATATCCTAACATCTCTTGTATTGGACTCATCCAATTATATAAACCGCTACCTCTATGTAATTCTTTTGCGATTGAATATTTTAATGTTGGTGAAGAAGATTTTTCTATCTCTTCAGTTATTTCTGTCAGATCTGCATTCTTAAGTGAAACTGGAAATTTACTTAGCGTACCTTCCAATACCTTAATAGCGCTATCAGCAGAAAAAGAAACCCTTCCACTATTGGCTGATTTCATCTCTTTTAATTTATTAAGAGTATCGGTTACTCTTTCATAAAGTTCAGTTAATGTAAATTGCATTTTTATATCATTTTTTTGTTTAGTACTATTTTCAGTCACACCTTTAAGTTTTGCGTATTCTGAAACTGCTTTTTCTGCCCATGGCTGAGGAACTCCCATTCCACATAAAATTGCTAATACCTGAGCATCAGATTTTCCACTTTTAAAAAACTCAGCAGTCAGATTAGTCAAGTTGTTATCACGCTGTTGTGGTATTACACCACCGTTTGCATATACTTGTGTTTGACTTTCATTAATTTTCGCCATAGTTAAGTCTAATTTGTTTTATATATTCTATCCTACTTAGATTATTTAATCACTAATATTGTCTTGTGCACCAGGATCGTCTTCGCCTTCCGCATTTCGGTAATCTTGGCTTTCTCCTGCTTCAGTATCAACCTCACTGTCAACAATTGCTTCATTAAATACTGGCCCGGAATTAATAGTTGAAGGATCAGTATAATTTAAGTTAGAAAGTAAACCATTATCAGGTGCCCTTCTTATATCATCAATGTTTGCATTAAATTTTTCCATAACATTTCCAAAATAAATTGCGCCATTTCGATAAACGCCTATTCCTTTTCCAGTTGCACCTTCTACCAATCTTGAAATTTCTGCATAAGGAATCCCATATTCAAATACCGGTATAAATGATTGTACCTCTAAGTTAAAAGTAACCTTCCATTCTTTTTTATCGTTAAGTGCATATTCAAAAGGTCTCTCTTGACTATAATCTTCAGGAATTACCATTGCTGCTTCTACTCTCATCATGCCTAAATCAACAGAAAAGGATTGAGATTTATACAATTTGCTAATAATTGCTTCGGTCGCCTTTAACATTTCTAAATTGTTAGAACATACAATAGTTATATCAAAACCTAATGTAACTGGTAGGTATGCTGTCATTAAAGAAAAGGTTTTAAGCTCTCCGTTAAGTTCTCTTACGAATTCAGATCTTACAAACTTGTTTGTTAAATTTGCAGATTGTATTGCCATTGTACTTAATGATGCAACTCCTCTAGGAACGATTTCATAATCACCTACAGCCTTACCTTCTGCTGTTGTATCATATAAAAAATTGTCAAGTAAAAATCTTCCGTTTCCAGTTATTGAATAATAAAAAGGAATATCTATCTTTTTACTTGTATCTTCATCTATTTGATTGTAATAATAAACTTTATCCTTAAGTTCTGCTAACATTGCTACAATGATGTACCTAAGTACTACATTATCTTTATTAAATTCTTCGTTGTATGCTGACACTTGATTAAATTCTTTTTTTATTTATTCACAAAGAATATCTAATTAATTTTCTCAATAGCAAACTCACTGAAGCCGCCACCTTTTGTTATTTCTAATTTCTTATCGAAATATTCACTTGGTAAAACCGTATGATTAATTACAAATGTATTAAGTCCTATATCTTGTATAGTTGTATGTAGTATATTTATTATATGGTAAACACCGTCTGCATCAATTGAAGAAAATATTTCATCCAAGAATAAAATGTTTAGTGAAGGAAACCTCATCTTTATCATTTTAATCAATGCCATAATAATTACAAAATCAACCTTTTTCTTTTCTCCTGTACTTAAAGTCTTAGGACTAACTTCTTCTCCTATATGATAAAGTGTACAATTAAATTTATCATCAAATCTAATTGTAAAAGGAATACCCATTTCTTTACCCATTATCATTATGTGATTATTAAATGATGGCAAAATTGATCTTACCGCCAAATTTTTAATTCCATCCTCTCCCATAATGTTTTCAAGGATAGTAAGATAATTATTTTGTCCTTCACTGATCATTCTTGTTTCATCCTTTTCAGTTTTCTTGCCTGTAAAATCTTGAACCAATTGTTTTAAATGTTGATACTGTTCTCCACCATTTTCTGTAAGTTGGACTAATTCATCTTTGTAGGTTGTCATTGAAGTTTCAAGCTGTCCTAATTTAACCAAAACATTTTTACCTTTTTCTCTTAAATTATTTAATGAAGTTTCAGTTGTAGTTAAATCAGTTAGTATAGAAGATTTCATTCCTTCTAATCTTGCAACTTCAGATTCCTTTTGTTTTTTAATTTCTTTATGGAATTCTGTATCAAGTGGACCTGAACATGTAGGGCATTGATTATTATCATAAAGCTTAATATCTTTTTTAAGTCTGGATAATTCTCCAGTCAATTGAGTCTTTTTACTACTTTTTGTTCTAAGATCAGAGTCAGTTTCTTGAACCTTAACTTTAACCTTTTCATTTATGGTTTTTAATTTAGCTCTATCTTCATTAAGCTTTAGTAATTTATCTTTGAGGTTAGTTAATTTCTCTTCACTCTTTTCTTTTGACGATGCTTCGAATTGTTCTATTTTTTCAACAACAGATTTAATAGAATCATCTAACGTTCTGATTTCATCTTCAAATGTTCTGATTTCATCTGCTATAACTCTTCTTTTGTTTTTAACAATCTCTCGCATTTCATTAATGACAGAAAAACCAAATATCCTATCTATAATTTGTTTCTTATCCCACGGTGACATTGTAATAAAGGACTTAAAATCATTAACAGAAAGTATGATTACATTTTTAAAAACATGGTAAGGTATTTCAAATATTTCATTGTCTAAAAAATCTTGCATGTTAACTTTACCTGCAACATCATATTCGGAACCGTTAATTGTAACATTGAAAACATTAGGTGATATACCTCTTTCAATCTCTACCATATTTCCTTTGGTCTCTAAAAGTATTTTACCCCAAAGGTTTTTATTAACTCTATTAGGTAAGTCCTTTAAATTAGCTCCATCATTTCTACCATAACATAAATAAGTAATAACTTTAGCAAGAGTACTTTTACCTGCCCCATTACCACCTAGAACTAGGTAAAGTTCACTTTCCTTTTTATCAAACTCAATTACTTGTGGTCTGTTGCCATAACTTGCAAAATTCTTAAATTCAACTTTGTGGATCCTCATAATCTGGTGTTAGTGTTTCGTTATATAGTTTCATTACTGAACCTATTAATTTTTCTTTAAGGTCTTTATCATAGTCTAAAGAATTAATGTACTCTTGTGAAATTTGCATTAAATTCATTTGGCCATTAAAGTCTGATACCGTACCTTCTTCAAATTCATTAACAGATTCTTCATCAAAGATTCTAGGTTCTAATCTTCTAGCTACCCCATCATAAAAGTCCATGAATCTGTTTACATTATATTTTCCTAGTACATTGGATGGAATTAATATATCGACAAAGTTATCTTTAAATTCCTTTTTAAGTTCTCCCATTCTTCTTTCCAGGATATCATTAATGTAATACCTTTTAAATTTAGGGGAGTATGTATTTTCGATAAACTCATGATCTCCAGTTTTTAAATCTAAAATGTATACACCTTTTTGATTATCCCGATCAGATCTTGTCATTTCATAAGGATTACCTACAAGGATAAAATTACCTTTTTCTTGTCTATAGTGAATATGACCTGAGTAAACTCTTTTGAATTTTGAAAAAGTTCTAACGGTATTACCACCATCATGTAAATGTTTTGTACTAGGGCTTGTTTGTACGCCTTGTGTTTCTGTGTGGCAGAAAAGATAGTCTATACCTTTAAATTTTTTAAGAGTTTCCTTTTCATGATCAGCATCTCTTCGCCAAGGCATTAATAAGCATTTTACATTTTCGTATTCTATAACCTTAGGTTCTTTATGAACTGTAACATTAGGAATATATTTTAAACAATCAACAGATGATATATCATTTGAGTGTTTTCTCATTATATCGTGGTTACCTACAATAACATGTATCTCTGGAAATATTTTTGATAATTCCTCAAATATTCTTATTCCTAAATTCTGAGCAGCTAAATTTAAACTTTGTCTATTATCAAAGACATCTCCTAAATGATATAAGACATCTCCTTTTTTGTAATTCTTTTTTGCTAAAGGGATATAGAAATTAAAAAAGTAATCATCAATCAATTGCAACCACATCACCGAATTAGCTCTACACCCTAAGTGAGTATCACTAATCATCCAAATTCTTTTTGCCATCCTAAAAAAGTTTTCTTATTTTTTTCTTTTCAAGGATATTGTATTTTGCATCAAGTTCAGATATGAGTTCATCCTTGAATTTATTAGAGAGAGAATTGTAAAACTTGTTTGGGAATACATCAAAATAATCTGATAGAACTCCAAACAAATCAATTCTTGTATGTGCATTTCCAATTTTTTCAATTATGAAAAAATACACTTTATTAATTTGTACTTTGTTTAATTTTTTAGCAACTCCACTTTCGGTTACTTTATTTAGTTCTTCAAATTCTGAGCCTGTTATTAACTCATCAACTTTTTTAAGTAAAAGGTCATAGTGAATTCTATCATCTGGATCCATACTGCTTCCAAAAGCAGGAGCAACGGTAAACTCTATTTTTCTGTGATCAACTTCAGATGAACCGTAATTGTTATTGAATATTTTATCTTGTGCCATAATTTCTTTTTTAGAATGATATATCTTCTGTTTCGTTTAATCTCATTTTATCGTAATCTATACTAAACCTGCATCTATTACCCTTTCCTTGACCATCTCTAATTTTAAGTACCTTTAACCAATACTCCCGATTAGCATGCATCATTGAATCTTGTATCAGTGCATACATAACATCCGCCGTATGAGCAAGACCTGCAGATTCTGCAATGTTTTCCATCTTTACTTCGGTAGCATCCCAGGCACCACGATTAATCTGTGTTGCTGATATAACTAACATATTATGTTTAACTGCCATTGCTCTGAGATCCTCAGCAATTTGTTTAATTTTCATATAAGTATTTTCAGTATTAGGATTCCTATAATTTGCAAGGATATTTATATAATCTACAACTAATACATTTACTTTATGATCTTGTACTTCTTCTAATTCCTTTATGTAAGCTTCTATATCAAGGGTTGTAGCCTGTGATGTTGGAAACTCCTTAACGAATAACTTACCAGGAGGAAGTATCCCTCTAGTGACTCTTTCTAATCTACGCTTCATGAAATCTCTATTTGCAGATTTCTGGTCATATTCCATCATAGGAATATCTAAAAGGTTAGATCCTATTCTTTTAAGTACTTTTTGTGCCGACATTTCTGCTGTTATGAAAACAACATTATGTCCCATTCTAATAAAATTAGCAGCATCATTTGCTAACCAAATAGATTTACCGATATTTTGTTCACCTGCATAAACGATTAAAGATTTAGTGTCATACCCACCACCTGAAACATTATCAACGAAAGACCAACCTGTTTCCATTTTACTTGTCTTACGTTGTATATGATGCTCAGGATTAAAGAAATCTAAACCTAAATCAGCATCAAAGTTTAATGATCCATCAGTAGAGATCATTCCTATTGCTCTTTGTACTACATCCTCGACATTATCAGGCGAAACATTTTGAGTCTTAACATATTCAATTGTCTTAATAAGTTGTTTATCAAAATGCCTCCATTTAACCCAGGATTCACTTGTTCTCTTTAACCAATCATCATCGTATTCAGCTAAGTTAACAGTATACACTTGATTAACAATGTCATCAGGTACTTCTGTTGCATCATCGGATACAATTGCTTTCATTTGTTCCTTTGAAGGACTTTCTCCAAAAGATATAAAGAAATTCTTTGCTAAGCCTGCAAGATGATCAATATCACCATTACTAAAGAAACCAGGTTTGATCGTCTTTAGGTAATGAGACTTCTTTAAAAAGTAATTAAAGAATATTTTTTCATGATCTGTGTTTGCGTTCATCTATTTTAATTAAATATAACAAGATTTCTTTTACTCTGAAAGCTCATAAGGGTTTTTAATTATTTGATAGGTACTATATGCACTGTTACCTCTAACCTCTTTAAGAAAACCGTGATCAGTTAAATAAGAAACTATATCATTTACCTTTTCATCGGTAAGATCATAGTACTTTTTTAATGATACATTTGTAAATTCTATCTTTTTTGCAGTAGGACGATTACAATAATCTCTAATGTATTCATATAAGATATCCTCAGGATCTGGGTATGATTTAAGCGAAGAATGATTTTCTAAAATATACTTAACCTTGAGATTGTGTGGGTTAAGCGTTTTCTTCAGCATGCTCTTCTGTATTTATTATATCATTTAATGCATTTACATCTAGCTCATCATTACCATAACTAAATTTTTCCATTACGAACGGTTCTAGTTTTTGTAATACTTCATCCGTTAAAACCTCAGCGGTATAAAGTCTATTTAATTCAACAGAATCGTTTAAATGTTCAACACATAGTTTTCTTGCAGTATCTTTAGGTTGAAAGTAACATGATTTTTCTTTACCTTTATCATCTACATAATCATGTTTTCTACACCTTTCTTTATCTCCTTCTGATAGTTTTTGGTATTGAGGTACCGTTAACCAACCTCCACGTTGAATTCCACATCGGTCCCAGCTTATGTATTCTTCTAATCCTATATAAGGATTCATACCTTTTTGGAATGATAAATGAAACTTAATTGGAATAGGTTTTGCAAAACGGTTTTTATTTGGTTTAGCCGTTACGATTATACCTGTTTGTTCTGTACCGTCCTTTAATTTTGCTTTACCTAAAAATAGAATTATAGATGCTGCGTATTCTGGTCCTGTACCACCGCCACCGACTTGTTTAGAAAATAAGTCTTGTGTCATATAAGTATGATTAGTAAACAAGAAAGGTATTTTACATATACCAAATTTAGTCATTAAGATTCTAAATGTTGATTTAAGTAATTTTGCTCTTGTCATATCTGCCTTGCTACTTCCACTCTTTGCATCATCAATTTCTTTTTGTGTTGCAAGGTTACCAGCAGAATCAAGCACTATCATAATTTTAGGTAATGCTATTCCTTTTTTCTTTTGTTCAATTAATACATCAGTAATTGCAGTAACCGAGCTCCTAAATTCTTGTACAGTATTACAAGGCTCATATCTGAATTTTGAAGAATCAATTCCAAATTTTTCTACTAAGTCTCTATCTACTGCATTTTCAGAATCATAAAAGACAATACTGTATCCTTGCTTCTGTGCTTGTTTAATTGCATTTAATACCAAGTAAGTTTTTCCTGTACCTGATGGGCCTGCTAATGCTACTGTCCTGTTATTAGGATACCCTCCAAAAAGAGAACCTGTTAAACATGCGTTTAAGTGGTAATTCCCAGTAGGTATATAATGATCAATTTCTGATATCGTCGATTTGTCAAGAGTATCTCCGTACTCTGATATTTTCGACATTTCTTTGTTTAAATCTGCGAATGAAAATTCTTTTGCCATTTTAAATTGTTTATTTTTATACAAACAAATCTACGATTTGTTTTTTAGAATACTGCTGAAGTATAAAGTAAGTTACTATTAAGTCCTTTAAATCCCATTGCTTGTATTACACGATTAATAGGATCTAGGATTGATTTTTCAAATTGTGTATCGTAATCAATGTTTGGTGCAAATTCATAAGGTCTTTCGCCTGGTGCATATGCGAATACATTTGATACTGGGTCAGTCGTAAAATACATTTTACATTTTTCACCATTACCTAAAGGCTGATACTTACCTTTTTTACCGGAGTTATTTAATAAGTAATTATGATATCCTGCTGCCCTAACTCCAATCGGACACCTTAATGCTATTTCAAAAGTATCATAATCATTTGTGATATATTTTTGATAATTGTTTACTTTCCTAGAGAAACTTATTTGATCGGTATTAGCAAGTTTAAATTGTCTTTTAATATCCTTAAGTATTGCAACCAATTCTTTCATACTTAATTTTTCAACAGAAAATATGTATGTTAATAACTCTTTAAGTTTTTCTCTTGCGAAAAGTGGAGTAGACGATTGGATAATCTCAAAGCCCTTTGCACTAATTTTACTAAGATCATCATAATGTAAATCAGGATCCTTCCAAACTATATTTTGCATATACTTTTTCTTTGCTAACCAAATTGCATTTTTTGCAATAGATTCCATTTCAAAAGATAAAAAGTTTTCCGCATTATTAGCATCTGCATATTTCTGCAAAATCTTTTCAATATAATCCTTTAGTCTTACTTCATATAATTTAAGAATAAAATCTTTTGAATCACCTTCCCAGTCGGTATGTTTAATAACCTCATCAAAACACATATAAATTGAATCTGTATCAATATAAATACCTACTGGCTTATCAGGTCTTGCGGAAACAGTTATTCCTAAATCAGCATGAGCCTGTTTATCATGTAACCAAAAGTCTTTAAAATATTTGTTGACCAATTCTTCAGTATATAAAATTGCATCTTTACCTTGTAAGGTTATAGTTTCTGCAATATCAACATTAAAGAAATAAAACCACTGGTTACCAAAGGCTCCATAAATCGAGTTAAGCATTAACTTAACAGCCTGTTCATAATTGTAAAACTTACTTGCTTCTTGTTTAACTTGCTGGAGTTCGGTCATGTTTTTTTTATTTAAAGAGAAGGCCCCTAAGATTTTAGAGGCCTTTCTGAGGGAAGTAATATTAGTCTTCGTCGGTAATTGCGACTGCGACCGTTAATAGAGTATTGGTATCTAATGATCTAAACACTACCTTATTATCACAGACCATTACTCTGTAGTTTTCACCATCCAAAAGGTTGATGTATTTTTTGTAAATAACAACTTGATCTCCAGTTGCTGCTTCACCTTCATACTGAGCGCAGATAGCAGCATCGTATGAACCTCCCTTAACCGATATTCCTTTTTCTCCAACATAAAGAGTAAAGGTATCTTCTTCCTTTTCTAAAGCAAATAACGATTTCATTTTTGCAACGTGAGTTGTTAATAAATCAAATTCGAATTTTTTATCAGCTGCATCAAAGGCTCTTTGTATTTCTTCTTTACTCATTTCCATAAAAGAGAGACTTGGATCAGCACAAGCTAAGTTAATTTGAAGATTATCATTCTCCAATATAAAATCACTTGCCATACATTCATTATCAATTTCATTGAATTTAATTCTCCCTCTAAGATCTCCATTAAAATGAGATAGTGCATCAATTACTTTTGAGCCGTTGTAAAAGCTTACCTTGATAGGATTATCAATTTCACCTTCAAACAAATCTTCAGTAGGTGTGTTAGCTAATTTAACAGCATCTCTTTCAGGAAAATAGACAGATGAAACTGTACCTTCTTTTGAAATTTTAAGAAATATGAATTTGTCAATCGGTAATAGTTTCTTAACAAAACCTGTTAAACCGTGACTGTTAATTTTCGTTAATGTGGTTTCCATCATTTTTTCTATTTTTTAATTTATTATTATACTAAGGATAAATACATTTGTTTATGCATTCTCTATATTATTTTTTTCCCATGTTCCATTGTTATGTAAAATAAAAGTACCTACATATTCCTGTTTCCACTGGGAAGGTTCAATGAGACTAAGAAAAAGACTTTTATCTTTTCTTTGGTATAAGTGATAAGGTTCACCTGTTAAAGGTGTGTAACTACATTCTGCTTCATATACCAAGCTTGTCCAATTATATTCCTCGACCAACTTTTGGTACTCCTTTTTAAGTTCACTAAATCTTGAACTAAAGTATGTTTCAGCTTTATATGAAGTTTCTTTATCAACTGAAACAGGTTTAAAATTAGGAGATCCTAATGAAGTAGGGTAAGCTTTTTTGCTAGCATCAAATTCATCGGTTTCATAATTGTAAACTGTATTGTCTGGATACTTTTTCTTTTTCATATAACCGGATTAGTTTTGTATGTTGTAGTTTTTTTACTAATTTCTTTATCAGATTCTGTAATCTTTTGTCCTATATTATCTTGCATCAAAAACGAACAGCCACTATCTCTAAGTTCGCCATTAACAAATTTCATAACCTGTTCGGTATATGCTTTTGCTGTGGTAACTGGTACATTTTGTGCTATATGATTCCAACATCCTGGAGATACATTCATATCAAAGTCATGCGGGAGTCCCATAAGGTGCATGCATTCTCTGATGTTTAAAAATCTATCTTCAGTTGGATGTACCAATACATGCATATTTTTTCCAATGATTGCATTTACATATTGTCCTACAAAAAATGGACTGCTATCCCAAAAGCCTTTACCGTCTTCTATCTTACGCTTAATGTGATCAAGTTTTAATCTTTCTTCACCTTCGTAATCAGGATAATTTTTATCCATCCATTGAATAGCATCATCAACCCAGCCTGCTTTACTTATGTAATGATATAATGCACCAACATAACTTTGTCTAAATTCCAGATCGGTCATACCAGTTTTTTCCAAAACATATTCATAAAGTTTCCAATCAGTAACTGGATGATTCCTTGTAAAAAATTGATCTTGGTATGAAGCTTCTTTAGGTATTTGTTTAAGGTATTCAATGAGGTCTAACGAATCTTCAGTCCTTTCCATATAATCAAATATAGGAGCATTTTTCCCTTTCCAAAAGAAGTAAAAAGTTCTTCTACGGTGTTGTGGTATTCCATGCAGATATGTATCAGTTTTAACAACGCTAAATGAATATCCATACTGTGCTGCTATTTCTCTAAGCTTTCTTCTAACACCTGCTCCTACTTTTGTATATAAGCCTGGTGCATTTTCTCCCCAAAATACTTTAGGTCCTAAATTCTCCAATACATAATGAGCAGATTTATACATCCAATCATTTTGAGCAGCATCGCTACCTCTAGCGGATTCACTTCCTCTTGCATTATTTAACATCGATAAACCTGCACAAGGACAAACGGTACTTACAAAATCAAGCTTTCCATAATGTTCGTTTTTAATTCCAGGCGTGATTAAGTCATCCTCATCTTCTGGTATAATATAACTTGGAACTTCTGGTAAATAACTTTGTATATGTGAGTCGTTTTTACCAAATGCATCCCAGCTTATTAAAAATTCTGGATCATTACCTGTAGCTTTTTTGTTGGCTACTGTCATTCCACCTATGAGTGGTATTATCGTTGCGTATTTCATATTCTTTTCCCTTTCTTTTCCCAGTCCATAAATTCTGTATAGTAATCAATAAATATTTCTTCACCTGCTTTAACATCGTTTGTTGTATAAAAGATAATAAGTCTTTCCTTTTCATTAAAATACCAATTAGCATTACATGTTTCTTTAGTATTATATGCACAACCAAAACCAAAAGGTATCATTACTTCTGCGTGTGCGGAATCTTTAGGAAAGGCAAAACAGTTACAATATAAAGCAGCTTGTCCACTATTTTCATATGCCTTTCTGTCTAAAAATAAACCGTGAGATTGTTCCAATATATCTCCTTTTGCTATATCACTTTTTGCAAAAACGCCCCAACCGTGAACAGAACTCTTTCTTACCTCTATTCTGTTTGATGAAAATAATTTATCCATTAATGTATTTTTTCAATTTCTTTAATCGTATCTTCAAGAGCTACTTGTTTTTCTATCCAATCATAAGTTTTCTTCATACCTTCAATTAAAGGCTCAGATACTTTCCATCCTACTTTTTCTGCATAAAGAGTATTATCTGAATTTCTACCATTTACACCTATAGGACATTTATGACCATATTTTTTAACAAAGTCTTCTCCATCAATATTATGAATTGTTAAATCTCTACCAGAAACCTCGATAGCCATTTTAGCAAAATCATTTATTGCAATCATTTCTTCAGATCCTATATTAACAGGTCCTACAAAATCACCACGGGTAAAACGAACTGTTGCTTCGATACATTCATCAATATATAAGAATGATCTTGTTTGTGAACCAGGCCCCCATACTTCGACAGATCCTCCTTCCTCAGCTCGTGCAGCTTTTCTACACATAGCAGCTGGAGCTTTTTCTCTTCCACCATCCCAGGTACCTTCAGGGCCAAATATATTGTGGTATCGAGCGACCCTTACATTTAAGCCATAATTTTTCATAAAGGCTAAAAACATTCTTTCACTAAATAGTTTTTCCCAGCCATATTCAGAATCTGGGTTTGCAGGATAAGCAGAGTCTTCAGTACAATTAGGATTGTTTGGATCCAATTGATTATGTTCTGGGTACATGCATGCAGATGAAGAATAAAACATTACATCTACATTTTTATTTCTTGCTGCTTCGTATGCTACATTCATATTTACAAGGGCAGAGTTATGCATAATATCTGCGTCGTTCTCTCCAGTAAAAACAAATCCTGCACCACCCATATCAGCAGCAAATTGATAAACCTCAGTCCATCTCTCATCAGGTTGAATAGGGCAGTTCATTACCTTTTCAACAAACAAAGGATTTCTAAGATCACCTTGAACAAAATCGTCTGCTTCAGTTTCTGCAAACTCTGGATATTTTAAATCGACTGCTCTTACCCAGAAGCCTTCCTTTTTTAATCTCTTGACCATGTGGCTTCCAATAAAACCTCCACCGCCTAATACTAATGCTGTTTTCATTTATTTAATTTTTATTGTGTTATACTTTCTAAATACTTAGACCCAAAATGTTCCTTAGCATTTTCTAATTCTTTTGGATCAGACATAGTATTTCTATAAGTGTTCCAAAATTTAAGAGTTTCCTTAGGGAAGAATTTTTCGTAATCACCTTCTGATTCGATAAAGTCTAATGTATTTCTATATCCTATTACTTCGTTTTCAAGATTTGTTACAAGGTCTTGTAAATTTCTGTCTTGGTAGACTGTCGCTACATCATAAATAACAGAATCTGGAAAATGGTGTTGTAGAATATAAGATCCCCAAATATCATCCATACGACCTACGAAAGGTAGTACTGCATAGTATGGCATTACCTGGCCTGCTAAGAATGTATTTTGAGAATTAAAAGGAGCCTTTTGAGTTGAACCATAGGCTTCTTCGATATCTTTGTAATCAACACAAGGCTTATGAGTTAACCTAGCCATTGCATCAATATCAGGATCGCCGTCCCATAAATTTGCTTGTACTAAACATACCTTCTTTTGATATCCTTTGTACTCTACATCATGTCTTGTTTGTAAATGTTGAATAGGATATCCTCTATGCCATACATGGTTATCTTCTGTTACCGATAAAGGATCAAAGTAATCACTTCTTTTAGAAGAGTATGCTTTATAGTTTACCTCTTGTCCTATTTTAACATCCTGTCCCCAATTATCATAAGGAATATTATCGTCATCTACAGTTGCTACGACTGATGCTCCATTTGCATAAGCATAAGCAAAACCAATATTTCTTCTTTGAATAGTTTTCCATCCTATAGTTTCTGATAATTCAGGAAAACACTTATCCTGTTCAGTAGGATCTAAATAAATTACATTTTGAAATTGTTCTTCCAATTTACGGTATTCTGCATGTGGAGTTTTTGTATCTCCTACAATTAAGAATGTCCATTTTTGACTAGGTTGATTCGCGATTTGACAGAATTTCATTGTTGCTTCTGTTGGCGAATTTATAGTTGTTGTTACAATAAATCTTTTTTCCATTTTTTTATTATTTTACATTAAAATTTTAATTTGTTTCAAAACAGGGACTTTGATTTTTCGCAGTATAATTTGCCCTTAAGTTCATACTGTGCATTATATAAAAACCCAAACCTCCATTCAATGCCTGGAAGAAAGGATCTCAAAAAGTCAGGTTTCTTTTTACCAACCGCATAATGTAATAATGCAGGAACCTTACTCTTTAATGATTTATCTGCTGGGTTTTTTCCAATTGATAAAACCAATCTTAAATCTTCACCAATAAACGGTTCTACCGTTTTACCTTCTTTCATTAATCTGTGTATATTGAAATGGTGGAATCTTTGTTCTACTGTCCAACTTGTGTATCCTTCAAAATCATAATACATATGATGTGACCATGCATGTTTCATAAATCTTTCAAAGTAGTATTCTAATTTAGGATCTACACCGTAAAGCATATTACCGCAATTTAAAGATAGTGAATTCATTTCTTCTAAAGTAAATTCACTTTCAAACATTTCATTAAATGCAGCAAGAGTTTCATATTTATCTTTGTTTCTTAAAGTAAACAGATTCTCCTTTTTAAAAGCATACCCTTTATATTTGTCAAACATATAACTTAAGTCCTTAAAGATAAACACATCATCGTCAGAAGTATAAGTTCTTTCTACTTTGTATTTTTCGTTTAAGTAAATAGGCATTAAGATTTTAAACATTGCGCCATGAGTTAATAAAAACTCTTTGGCTTTACCTTCATACCTATGTTTTTCAATATAATACTTGTAAAGTTGCTTAACATCTATAAGAGTGGCTTTCTTGAATATTGGAACATCATGATTACCTATTACGTGTCTTACTTGATTAAGCTTAACTTTTGTTGTATCTACAAATAAGTAGATATCAAAGTTTTCATCAATATCTTTTGGATAATATGATAACATAATGTTTATCCACTCAAGATTTGATACTCCTATTCCAACTGCGTTTTTCTTCATATTAAAATAATGTTGGTTTTGCTTTTACTTCGATTTGCTTTTCCTTTTTAGGATATAAAGCATCTCCTTCCGCAAGTAACTTTTTATCGATACCTACTTCTTCTAAATTTTTATTAATAAGATCTAACATAAACTTACCAGTATATGCATCGCTTATTAAGAGTTCTTGTAAATGTTGTACGAATTTAATTCTTTTATCAGGATTAGCGTCAAAGTATTCCATCTTTTTGTAAAAGTCATCAGCTGATGTTACTCTTAATGGATGTTCCTTTGGAACTATATGATATTGTGTATCGTAATCAGGATGGAGAAAAGGTACTACTCCTAATTGTAACATTTCAGCATACTTACTTGTTACCCAGCCTGCTGCTGTTGGAAGTACTAATGTATATCTTGTTTCTCCAAATGTTTTATCTAGATCTTCAGTTGCAATGTAACCTTTTAGTTGTGGGTTATCTGCCTTAAAGAAATCAGACCATTTACCGTATATCCTTGCCTTTTGTTCAGGATCTCTATCCAATACATACTCTTTAAGTATATTGAATCTTAAATCTTCCTTAGCGGTAGGAGGAGATAACTGCATAGATACAATTGTAAACTTATGTGGTTTATCTACATTCTCAGGGTTTACTACTCCGCCGTCAATAAGATTCATTTTTTCAATACCGCTATATCGTGAAACTATATTTCTTGTAATATAATCTCCGTCATTTTCTAATGCAGCATCACGTTTAAGTTCACTTACACCGAACCAACTGATATCAAAATCCTGTTGCCCTAATACTTTTTGTGGTAAGTTTGTTATATCTCTATACCTCATTGAAGGTTTAACATACCTTGGATCTGTTGCTAATAACCACCACTTAAGCCCAGTCATATTTAAATAATAAATAACTTCACTCGCATAGAATAAAGTCATATCTAAACATTTAACCGGTTTGAAAGGTGGTTTAAGAGTATTTAGGTATCCTGGTAAAGCTGTCGTAGACCATCCTTGAGATGTAAAGCCAATACCATAATCTGCCTTTATACCTGCATCTTTAAGTATTTCATAATACCTCATATAATACTGCCGTCTTTCTTCGAGAGTATTTGGTTTAGGTCTATTATGTAATTCTGGGAATACTGTATAAGGATCAAAAATCTTACCTTCTGGATCTATCTCCTTTCGTTGAGAGTGGCTGATTCTTTTCCAATCACTCTTGGATAGAAGCAGCACTCTTTCAACATTAGGATTCTTTAGTAAGAGACGGATTGTAGAAAAATACTCAGAAGTACCGTCAGACCTTAAGAGTTTCTTTTTATCAAATTTAATTGCCGAACCAACTGCAAAATATGCAACTGTAACTTTTTTGTTTTCCATTCTTTTTTTAATTTATATATGTCCTGGTGTATATAAATTATACGGAAAAAAAGAAAAAAGTTTTAAGTTTTACATTTTATTTTTAGTGTCCTGTACGTGTACTCTTAAATCTTGAGATAATTTTTTAACTTCTTGCATTGCTTTTCTGATTCTTACAGCAGATGCTTTATTTCCTTTAACGTAAAACTTTTCCACGTCTTCTTCAGCTCCGCTGATTAGTTCTTTGATTTGTTCAAATAATTCCATAGTGTCTTTTTTGTTTGTTTTATATATATTTATCTTCGATTAGGTTTTAATACCACACAGAAACGATATTTACTGTTTTCATAATTTGGTATACATTGGTCAAAAATTGTTAGATGAAGATTATGCTTTTTCGCAAAATCTATAAACCATTGCTTTTCATAATAGAAATGTTTAAGACCTTTATAGTCAGTATCATAATTAGGAGTAGT